TCATTTACAGCCCAAACTCTTACGCATTTTTTCTTTTAATGGCTCGGCTACTTCTGGACGTAATTTTGAGTATAAATTTTGTAGATTTTCACAGCCAGCAGGTTGGCCTGATGATAAAGGCTCTATTTTTGTCAGGATATTCCACAAAATATAAATTGCAAATGCGATTAGCATTATACTTAAAAAACAAATACGGATACCCCGAGCATTAAACAACGCTGGGACATTTGATGCTTCTTGTTTAACGGATGGCACATAATTTACGACTGGAGCAGTAACCTCAGGAATAACAAGTTGTTTTCCATACGGAACAAAGTATTCAGAAATATGCTCTGGGCTATAATGCTGTTCAACACGTTTCCACTCATCTGACGGAATGAGTAAGAACGATAATGTATCACTAAAAGTGCTGTTCTGATATACCCGCAAACTATATCCACTATTAGCCAATATATGCTCAATGCGCACCAGTTCTGTATCAAAACCATCACTTCCCATTGGGTAGTGATGAAACACATACTGCGTATCAACCAAATTTATCGTTGCTGTTTCAATCTCACTGTCATAATCGAATTTGACCGTGACAGGCTTCCCTCCCTGATTATCTGAAAGTGCCTCAAGCAGGCTAAAAGTCCCCTCTTTCCAGTCAATATTAATTCCGTAGATACTCATAAACAGCGCCTGGTAGTCCTCTAATGCAGACTCAGACAGACACGGTTCTTTATGTTTCTCCAAAAAAAACTTACGCCTTAAAGAGGCTTGTTCATCATCATTGGCAGCAAAAAAATCAGAAAACTCATCCTGTTCTGGTAATTGCATCGTGGTTCCATCCAATATTTTATTAATCAAAAATCGATCCCAGCAGCTAATTTTCCCTGCTGTCTATGATAGAATAGAATATGTGATCTCAAAGCGTCAAGATGACAAGACCAAACGAGCACGCATCCATTCAATAAATGAATAAACCCTGTTAATACAAATAGTTTTAAAAATGATTTATCTGGACAACTGAAATTATCTTTATACTGATAGCAGTACAGCCATTTCTGTAAGTTTAAATGACAGATAAAAACACGGACAAATCGTTTTACGTTATTTCCAATATTTTCAATGTCTGCCCTCTGTTTTTTTACGTAATCCCTATGTTGTCGCGACGGGAACAATAATAGCGAATTCGCGTATGACGTTTTAGGGGCATTCATAAAAGAGTTTTTTGAAAACATGAAGGGAGATGAACGGAAAAAGGTTCGTTAAGGCTGGATGCGATCACGTTCGCTTACGGCGAACGTAACCCTTTTTACCTGGCTGCATTTTTCTTCTTCTTTTCGTCCTCAACATGCTTATCAACAGGTGAGTCTTTTAAGCGATTGTTTTGCATGATGTCATCTTCAAGCGATTTTAGATAGCTTGCATCAGTCAGCAAGGCTATTGCCAGCGTTTTCGCATAAAATTGCGCGTGGCTTCGTGTCGTAGGATTTACCGCGTAGGTTCTGGCAAGCTCATGTCCAGGGGAGGCGGTATCACCACTGAAAAAGATTTCGCCTCTTTTCCTCCATCCTCCAGCAATCCATTTCCTTTAAGATACCCTCACAGGATCCGTGTGAAGCAACGGCAGTTAAACTGTTTTGTCACCAGAGATGTGAGATGGGCGTTGCAAAAGAGTGTGAGCTTGTGAGCTAAAGAAGATAAAAGTGGATGCCCGACGCGCAGCAAAATGGTAAAAAACAGCATCAGTAGTAAGAAAAATCGAGCGAGTGAAAGAAATTTTAATGCAGGGATTTATGTATGACGAAATCAAAAACGCTTTGTCAGTGATTGATTTTGTTGAATGATTGGCGGAGAGAGGGGGATTTGAACCCCCGGTAGAGTTGCCCCTACTCCGGTTTTCGAGACCGTCCCAATATTCTTATTTAACATTAACTTATCTAATAACATGAGAAAAAAGTAGCATTTTTGTACGCAGTATTTTCAGAAAGTTAGCCTACTTATCAAAATCATTTTCTCACCATGATAGACTATTTTTTAAACAAAACCATCTCCTTTATTGACTTCCCACAACAACATGCGCCATAACATCTTCGTGGCATCTGGTGGTTTCCGTCCTTAATCAGTTATGGGATTCCTACAGGTTCACCGGATGCCACAACCTTCCCTCATGCTTCTAGTTAGCGCGGTAATCCCGTTTTTTAACTCCCTTCCGGTTAGCCGATAACAGAATCCAGTACAGCCCGTGTATCGACAGCCCCACATCATAAATAATCGCTACCTGCTGTCGCGGTATTCCTGCCCCAATCAGACGCCCGGCCTGCGCCCATTGCTCAGGTGATAACTTTGGTCTTCGCCCGCCAATCTCCCCTGTCCCCCTGCAATACAATAAAAACATATCGTATAAGAAGTATAAAATACTTATTCAAAAATGTAATTTTAAGCCCCCCCTAACCAAGTAAAAACTATCGTTTCAGATAGCTATGGCACGAAAATACGGTAGCAAATCTTCATACAAAAATCTTCCAATTTATTAAACTAAGGTTAAAACCCGATATCTTATCAATCTCAAATCATGGTATGTTATATTAATAGCGTAAGGGTTGAAAAATGTTTTCTCGAGTCAGAGGTTTTCTTTCATGCCAGAACTATTCTCATACTGCAACTCCAGCTATTACTCTGCCTTCATCAGGTAGTGCAAACTTTGCCGGAGTTGAATATCCTTTATTGCCATTAGATCAGCACACCCCCCTACTTTTTCAATGGTTTGAACGAAACCCAAGCAGGTTTGGGGAAAACCAGATCCCAATTATTAATACTCAACAAAACCCCTATCTCAATAATATTATCAACGCCGCTATAATAGAAAAAGAGAGAACTATCGGGGTTTTAGTTGATGGGAATTTTAGTGCTGGACAAAAGAAAGCATTAGCAAAGCTGGAAAAACAATATGAAAATATAAAGGTTATCTATAATTCCGACCTGGATTATAGCATGTATGACAAGAAACTATCAGATATTTATTTAGAAAACATCGCTAAAATTGAAGCTCAACCAGCAAATGTCAGAGATGAATATCTGCTTGGTGAGATAAAAAAGAGTTTAAATGAAGTTTTAAAGAACAATCCAGAGGAGTCCCTTGTTTCGTCCCATGATAAACGCTTGGGACATGTACGGTTTGATTTTTACAGAAATCTTTTTTTATTAAAAGGAAGTAATGCTTTTCTGGAGGCGGGCAAACATGGCTGCCATCACCTGCAACCTGGAGGTGGCTGCATATATCTTGATGCTGATATGTTACTTACAGGTAAACTCGGCACTTTGTATTTACCTGATGGTATTGCTGTTCATGTAAGTCGTAAAGGTAATAGCATGAGTCTTGAAAATGGGATTATCGCCGTTAACCGCAGCGAGCATCCGGCATTGAAAAAAGGACTTGAAATTATGCACAGTAAACCTTATGGCGATCCATACATTGATGGTGTCTGCGGTGGGCTAAGGCATTATTTTAATTGTTCTATACGGCACAATTATGAAGAGTTTTGTAATTTTATAGAATTTAAGCATGAACATATTTTTATGGATACCAGCAGTTTGACTATCAGCTCCTGGAGATAATTATTTGCAAACGTATGATATAAACGCGAGCAATGTTTCGGCAAAGCTAAACGTAAAGACCATACTGACGATTTCGATCGATATCGTGGATGTGACGCGCGTACCTCCATTAAATTGGATGACCTGCGTGCCGTGGTGAAAATCACTCATCCGGTTAACTCCGTGGTTAAGGGGTGAGTATATTTTCAGGTCAGTACACAAGAGGGGGCTATTTGTACCGGCTGTCAGGTTGATGGCACAACGACAGGAAAAAGAAAAGGCGGGTAATAAACCCGCCTGAATATTTAGCGTGGTATATCCGGCCAGTCAGGCGCAGATGTATCCACCCTGTTTACCATTACGCTATAAAGTTCCCATGCTTCCAGCCGTTTAATCTCTTCATCTGTGGCAATTTTTAGTTTTACTGCCCGTGCCAGTGGTGCGATGGCTGATTCAGCCTCAGCAAGGCGGCGAACTTTTTCAGCCTCCGCCTTTTTACGCAGCTCTTCCGGAGAATAACCCCGTTGAACGACTTTACCGTCCTGATATAACCACGTACCATCACCACGGCAATCATCAGGGCAGTCAGCAGCGTCTATTTCCGCAACAGACATATTAACCGGCCACAACATTGATACAGAATATGTGTTTCCTCGTTGCGGGACTGGCTTATTAACAACACCCCAGATAACCCCCTCATGGTCGTACATTATTTTTGCAGTATCATCAGAAAATAATGACTGACACTCATACCAGTCCTGTCCATCGTCCGACTCCAGAAAATATGCACCTATATTTATTTCAGCCTGAGTTTTATCCCTGTTTACGGGCGCGTCAATAAGTCTGAAATTTTTGATATTCTGATATTTTTTCATTATACCGTTCCCCCTTGTACGGTATACCACTGACTCCCGACTCGTTTTTGCAAAGGCGCATAATTAATACCATCAATATTTTCGCCCTGATAATCTTTCCAGACGGAGGTAACTACATATCCGGGAGTGTTAGGCCAGGAACCTGCATTGTTCCAGGTAGTCACTGATGTGCCAGCCCCTAACTGAACATCTAAGACGAGATTATTATTAATCCAGGTACTTAACCAGCCATTTCCCCATAGCGAACCAAAGATGTCGCCGTTATTCTGATAGATAGCCCCGCCTGCACGAAGCGTGTTAGCGGTGATATCTCCATTGACCGTAAAGACAATCGAACCGTCAGGATTTCGCTGGCTGTACAGATGCCATCCCTGATCGTCGTCCAGTTCAATAACTGTTGGCCTGTTTGCGTCGCCCCATAAATTAAACGTGGCTGTCATTGTCGAATTATTATTGCTCGTCAGTGACAGTTTTTTTGCGTTGCCTGCGCGTACGGCACCATTAGTGAGAACATCTACTGACATGTGCAGCCCGGAATTGTCGATATAACCAACCAGAGCATTATTGGCATAAATCCCCAGAACGCCGTCACTGTGCCACTTAAACCCTGTATCGTTATCTCCGAATACAATCGAATTACCACCCAGCGCATTATCAGTACCAATGCCTAACGGACCGTTTAGCCTCCCTCCATTAACTGACAGTGCCTCAACGTCACCGGCTGTGGGTTTCATCAGACTATTAAACAGTGTATATGTCTGACCGCTGGTTGAGTTTCCCGGCTGAACTGATGAATATTCAGGCGTACTGTGCAGCGTGACATTTGCATTACCGGTGTAATCATATTGCGCAATTAACCAGTACGCATACTGGCCGATATTAATATAAATATCGTAGGTGTCGCCTGATGTATTAACCCATGCGACCTCGTTAGCAGCAGAAGGTGAACGCCTCCATAATGTGGCGGTTATTCCAACAGGTGAACCATTACCGGCACGCAATACCAGTTCGCTGATTGCCGCCTGTTCAGGTGAACCAGCGTTAAACCCCGCCCCACCGTACAGTTTAATCACCGCAGTTGATGTACCTGCGGCATTACAACCGTGGCGATTTTGAACCAGCCTGATTCGCCAAGTGTAATGGTGGTTGACGTTACCGCACCGATGGTTCTCGCAAATTGTTTTTTGTCAGGAATATCGCCGCCGTTCTGCGATTTTTGCAGGGCCCCTGCAGCGAGATTTATCGTTTCTCCTAAACCGACGTTCTGGAGAAACAGCGGCTTATTCGGGATGTCCGCGCCATTCTGATTTTTTTCAAGACGGGTTTTAACCTGTTCATCGATCAGCCTGCCAATGGCGGCGTGAAGCTGCGTATGTTCGCCTTTACTGAGTGGTATGCCGGCGGCTTCAATAACAGTACAGACCTCTTCCTGGACTGCATCCCACATATCACTGTTGAGATCCGTTGCGCGGCGGCCCGTGGCGGGATCACCATTCGTAAATCCGTTTTTTCCCTGACCAAATTTATCTTTTTGCGCGGTGGGCGTATCAATTCTGTGCATTCTCTTTTCCTTCCGGATAAGCAAAAACAACAACCGTATGTGACGGACAAAGCTTATCAATCACACATTCAGCAACAGTATCGCCCCACGTTCTGATCGCAGAGTCGCAGGTGCTTGTACAGGTCTGCCAGCTGATGTTCGCATCAGCCGGAATATTCACACGCCAGTAGTAACGCCAGAATTCCCCCCATTCAGGATCGGGTGTGCTGTCGAGATTCTGAAACTGCTCAATGGTGGCAGCGGTATACCCCAACGCATCAAGCTGTTCCCGATAAAACCTCTCGTTTATACCGCCAGCAACATTTGCCTTTGCATCCATCCGTTGCTGGCGCTGCTGTAATGTCTGAACGCCTTCCGGTGCACAGGAATCAGGCAGGCCATACAGCTGTTCATAACGGTCTATCAGTTCTGTGGTTCTGGCCGGATCAATTTCAGCCATCAGTTCATCCGCTCTCTGATGTACCCGGTTCAGCGACGGCGCCAGCCCTTCAATCAGTGGGTTTTCTCCGTCCCAGGCAGGCCCTTCCGGCAGAAGGTGATAAAGTAACTGCGTATATTCGTCCTGTAATGCCATAGTTATCCGTTCTCCCCGGTATAGGTGGCCCAGGTTATATTCCCCAGGACAGGAAGTTCAGTTTTTCCCAGCACCACATCTGCCGCCGGCACACGCAGCTGATGAGCCACTTCCCCGGTCGCCAGACTTATCGCCTCGCTGATTCGCGAAACATAAATTTTTCCGGACGGCGCGCCATCACGCAGCATCAGCGCATTTAGCTCCGCAATAATGGCAGTACGAATTTCCGGGGTATCTTTGGCCAGTGCGACTGTTACCGGAATGCTTTTTTCAGTGGCAGCGAAAACAAAGAGTCCGCCGCCAGCAACAGGTGCCAGCGGCAAAATATGGTCACGTACAGCCTTAACGAGATCGTCGCCAGGAGCCGGATTCACCGGGTTACTGGTAGCCACCATCACACCAACGGTGCCGGTCCCCTTATAATGGCGGAATGTCCACGCACGGGTTATTCCCGCGATTTCCTTTGCCCAGATGACGTAATCAGGATCAGCGCCCCCCTGTGGTATCCAGTAATAGCGTTCCATGACGCGCGCGCGCCACGTTTCAGGCTCCTCTGTATCAGCCCCCCCGGTCAGAGTGTCAGCGTAACCTGTAGAAGGAATACCAGTAATCGGCGTGCCAAGGCGTAACGCCGTACCATCGTCAGTATTACCGGCAGTTCCCGCCACATCAGCAATAACCGGCACACGTAACAGGCCGCCGGAAGCTTTCACCGTCTGCAGGGTCGTGAATGTAACCTGATCATCCCGCTGAATCTGTGTACCCGCGGGGATCTCCGGCGTTCCGGCAATACCATCCCAGCGTGCAAATCCCTTCGCAGATACGGCATTTTTCCTGGGACAACGCTTAATCCTCGCGTGACGGTAAAGCCAGTCCTCATCACACATATCAGGCAGCATATTCCGGGCCAGATAATCGATATAACCATACAGCGTATGTACGGCAGCAGCCTGTACCCGGCTGTAAACCTCGGCATCCATGCGACGTAACACAACATCCTGCTGAAAACGGGTCAGTAAATCGCTGCGAATGGTAGCAATCAACTGAGGAAGTTCAGGACGTGCAAATTGACTGTCAGCCATTAAGTTTGCTCCATATATCATCGAATGTAATATTGTGAATTACCCCGTCCCGCTGATATATCGTCACGCCAGCTGCCAGGGTATCTGTTCCTGTGCGTTCAGATGTCACATCAATACGTGCCGCCACGCCATCGTCTGTCATCCACGCCAGCGCCTGCTGCATGTATTCGCGGGCATCCTGCGGCGTTTTATTGGTGAGTTTGCGGCGTTTCAGCAGGTAGAGGCGGGAACCGATGCGGTCATTCTGAACAGCAGGCCAGGTGTCCCCCCACCAGCCGTATGGCTGTGGGGTCCTGTCATCCCGCTCCGCCCGGCGCCAGGTAAAAAGAGAAATCACCACTGCCCGCGTCAGAAAGTCGAGCGAAGCCGTGGCATCCTTACGGATTCCATTAACATAAAGGATCATGGTGTCAGCTCATGGGTTGGCCAGGCTTATCGGTTATACCGCCGCCATCGCCATTTTCTTTATGGGTATGACCGTTATAGGTCGTGCGCATTTCAGCCATCGTTTTTCCACTGCTGTCACAGTTGTCCCTGATATCGCCAGTGGATTCGATCGGCATTTCAAAACGTGCTTTAGTGGCATTCGTGAAAATAACTGGCTTTCCGCCGCCATTTACCACTATTCCGGCTCGGGTTAATGTGACCGACTGCCCCTGATCGTCATATAGCGCGACTTCCCCGCGCGCCAGCCCTTTCAGTCTGAAGCGGCGGTCAGCCACAACCACAGCCACTCCGTGCGAACGGTCACCGCCGGGAAACAATACCACCGCTTCTGCGCCATTCTGTGCTGCAGAGGTGAAACCGTAAGGTTCAAGATGCTCCACATTCTCTTTTTTTTCACCGGCAATAAGTTTCAGTCCGGCAGTCTGGCATTTTCTGACGGTATCAATCGCGGTAATGACTGCGCGCGTTATCATGTTCTGAAGAGGATGGTTAGCCATCAGAAATCTGCCTCCTCACTGACTTTTTTCTTCGCTTTCGGCCTGAATGGTTCAGGAAGATAGGCATCCGCAGGCCCCACCCGGATTTCGGTCAGGGTGCCGTTATTGTCCTGGCTGTACGTCACTTCGGCGATCACCAGCGTTTCATTGTCAAAACCGTTCAGCGGGTCATACACCACCACGGCCTGATTCGGTTTCCACAATTCGCCATTCCCCTGTCTCCATCCCTGTACGGTATAGGTGGTTTCCAGCGTTTTCGCCGCACGCTGACGGGCTTCAAATTCACAGCGTGATTTGCAGCTGTCAGTTGTGGCAGTTCCTGACTGCTGAATGGTGTGGGGACGATACCGCGTGACGCCTGCATCACCAGTACTCTGCCGGATAGCAGCAATGGTTGCCTCGCCGAAATCGTCATCCGTACCAGGACGCTGCCCCGTAACCAGATAACTGGAGAAACGCTCACGAACACTACGCTCGGTATCACAGGAAAGAATATTTTCGCCAAGTACCAGTGCCGTGGCTGCTTTCATACTGCCCGGCCTGCCGAGAACCAGCCGTCCCCGTTCGTCGTCATATGCCAGCGCCTGAGCCTGTCCAAGCAGCCTGTTCAGACAGTCCACAACCGTTTCACCATGTTCCGGCTGAGCCTCAATAACGGCGGCTGCCGGCGCGCCTGCATCAACAACGTCCACACCGAATGGCCGGGCAAGTGCGCTGGCGATCAGGAATAAATTTTCCCCGTTATGCTGTGCAGGCGACGCAGAACAGTCGATAAGATCTGCCGTTTTGCTGCGCCCGACAATGCCCGTCATAATGGTCTGCGCATCATAACGTAGCGGTAACGCCTCAACCCAGCCGGTAATAACTAAATCATCGCCAATGAGTACCTCAACAGAGTCACCATTTTTTACTGGCGGTACGTCTTCTCCACCAGGCCACTGCCGGGTGATCGAGACATTAAAGTCCCGGGCAATACGGTCAATGCCCGCACTTATCCGTACTGACGTCCATCCTCCCCAGTCACGCCCGTTGACGCGTAAAAAAACCGTATTATTCATCGTACCGGAACCCTCAGCGGCTCAACCGGGATAAATCCTGGATGGGGAACGGGATTACGAGTGAGGATGTCAGATTCCCGCCCGGCGTCGTCATACCAGGCTGCAGCCAGTACCAGTGCAGGCAGAACATCATCAGGCGTTCGCAATGCAGTACGTTCAACCTGTGCCAGTCGTGCAGAAATATCGCGATTGAGATCCGTCCGCATAACGGAAATTTGCTGGAAAAGCACATCATCCCGGATACGCAACTGCTCCTGGTCAATCGCAGCATTGAGCGCGGTCCGGATAGCTTTCAGATCCTCATAATTCGGTGGAGAGCTGCCATTACTGACTGTCTGTACACCATCCAGCGCCGGGTGCATGACAGTGATAATGTCTGAGTCACGGCGTGGACGGCTGTGCTGATGGCTGTTGTCCTGATGGCGGCTGCGATCATATTGCGTTGCATTTTCTGTTTCGCAGCAGATCCGGAGTCAGTGGGCCAGGTGCCTCGAGGGGAAAGACCGGGATCAAGCGTGATACCTGACATCGTTTTTATCATCGTGACCAGATCCGATGTACTGCCCCTGAGCCTGTCACCTGAGCGCCAGGCTTTTTGCAGTGCGTTAACGAAATCACTTGCGGCGCCCGGTGGCATCAGAATGACAGACAAATCCCCCTGTAACAGCCGCATTGCGGCAGACACGCCGGAGTCAACCATCCTGAAAGCATCGGCAACATCGCCCAGCATGGAGGCTGCATCGGCAATGACATCGTTCTGGATAAAATCAGAAATACCTGACAACGAGAATGTGGAAAACATACTGTCAATCGCATCGTCGAAAAGCCCGCCTGACGTTTCCAGGCGCTTCGCCGTTGCCATTCCTGCCACCGGAAAAGAAAGTTCCCCACTTTCCACAAACTGAAAGGAGACACGACACATGCGCCCTTCTGTACTGCTGTGAGTGATCCTGACCTGTCCGTCAATGCTGCCCTGCATTTCGCCATACTGCGGATGGACCAGCGTACCAGGGCCTGCGGTTTCAATGGCACCAATAAGACGATCCCGCCTGTCTGCGTAATCATCACCGACAAGATAAGCATTTATCGTCAGGCGGCGCGTGGCGCGACCTAAATCCTCCGTCCAGGGCTTATCCCTGTTCGGATATTCATGTACCTGTACGCGGCGTCCAAAGGTGCTTTCATCATCTTCAACGGAGAAAGGCACTCCACGAAATGATGCATCACGCAGGCGCCCGCGCCAGCCAGTTGAGGAGAAAAAAGCCATATTTACCCCATAAGAAAATCTGCCGGAGCAGGTTTATCGTGATGTACGAAAGGGTGAGTAACCCACATCATGGCTGATGTTCATCAATGGATTACCGGATTTCGGTATATCAGTCACACGCATACCTTGTGGTGCATTCTCAAATGTCACTTTGAGTTCGCTGCGCTGCGTTGATGGCGGGACAGCTCGCTCGAGTACGCCAGAACGCCGGGTCAGTGGCACATAAGGTTGATAACGCCCCTGCGGAATCGGGGTGTCCATACCAAGAAGCTCTTTGAGTCTGGGAATAAAACCGTTATACCCGCGTTCACGCTCCTTCGTTTGCAGCTTCTGTACAGCGAATGCGCCAGCATCCATACCCGCATCCTTTGCCCCCTGCTCCAGATCCTTAAGCTCTTTAAAGAGTGACACCGCCACGCCAATTGTCAGCGTCATGGCCCCCATCCGGCCAATTTTACCCAGCAGACCGGAAAGCCGTCCGGCCAGCAGGACGGACTGCTGCAGGGCACCAATGGTCCTGACGGTAAAAGAACCAGCCATAACCAGACCAACCCCTTCAATCACCGTCTCCCATCCGCCCATCTCCTGCGCAACGTTATCGACCTCCTGCCATACCGCCTTAATCACCGGAGCAACATCGTCCCAGTTCTCAATGATCAGCATAGCGCCGGCCACCAGCGCCGCAATGGCGACTTTCGCCGGAGAGAGATTAATGACACTGTTCAGGATTTTGACAGCCCGGGACAGGCTGCCAATGGATACGCCAACAGCCAGCAGCGCCGCGCCGAACTTCGCCGCAGACTGAACCAGTTCAGGATTCGCGCGAACGAATGTCCGGAGCTGCTCCAGGTAAGGCATGACCGCTTCTGCAGCTTCGTTAATGGCGGGCAGGAAGGTATCGCCCAGCGTTACCGAAATCGCATTGACGCTGTTTTTCAGCAGAACCAGCTGGTTTTCTGTTGTGGCCGCGCGGGATGCGTATTCCTTCTGCATCGAGCCGCCATATTCCTGGGCATCAGCCACACGATCAAAATTGGTGCGTAACAAATCCAGGTTGGTCAGCAGCGGGGCAATCGCGCTAAGTGACTCCTTGCCAAACAGCGCATTCATGACGGCGGCCTGTTTAGCTTTTGGCACTTTCGCGAGCGAGTCCAGCACCTTCAGCATGGCCCCGCGCGAATCCTTTTGCATATCCTCAGCGAGTTTCCGGGGATTCAGCTTCAGGAAAGCCATAGCCTGTTTCTGGGCTTTGGTTGCCGAATTACCTGCGGTTAACGACAGCATGAAGTTTTTGATGCCGGTGGAGGCTATCTCCGATTCAACCCCCATCCCGGCAATGGTGGCGCCCATCGCGGCAATTTCGCCGGATGCCACTCCGGCAACACCGCCAAGCGGACCAATCCGCGTCACGATATCAGAAATTTTCTTCGCATTTGCCGGGCCGGTATTCCCCAGATAGTTGATTTTATCGGCCAGGACAACCACGTCTTCCTGCGTCAGTCTGAACGCTGTCCGCCACTGCGCCATCATCTGACCGGACTCTTCGGCAGTGGTATCAAACGCCACACCCATTTTCACTGCGTCGTTCGCAAACTGCATCAAATCGCCGCGGGCAATGCCTGCCTGCCCGCCCGCCGCCACGATCTCTGCAATTCCCTCCGCCGCCATCGGTAACTGTGTGGACAGCGTCAGGATATCGTCACTCATCTGCGCGAATGCTTTTTTATCATCCAGGCCGTCAACCACCGTCCGGATGTCAGCCATTTTTGACTCAAAGCCGATCGCAGCATTCACGGGCAGCGCCAGCGCCCCAAGAACAGCGGTCCCGGCAGCAGCAGCACCGATCGCCAGCCCGGCCATTTCTTTCTGAAATCCCTTCAGTTCCCGCTGCATCCCTTTCAGCGGACCCGATAACTGGTCAACGGCAGTGATAATGGCCTTTAACTGGAAACTGTCAGCCATGCTTCATTTCCTCATTGATACGGACAGCCTCCAACTCCAGCTCCAGAAAATCGGATATCGCCGCCCGCCGGAGCTCCAGGGGGTTTATTCGCCAGAAGTATGCGGTGTTGTAGACCCGCTTTCTGAGTCCTCCTCCGTCTCCGACCGGGTAAAAAAATTGAGGATCAACATACAGGCTTTGAAAATATCCAGTTTTGCCAGTTGCGCTGCCGAGGAGCGTGGAATACCTGCCAGCACAGGGATATATTTCAGCGCAACCGAACTGTCCAGCCGGACGCCGCCGTCACCGGAAACGGTGAACGGAAAACCAATGGCTTCGATTTCATCGTAGGACGGTTCGCGCAGCTCCAGCACATGAAGCTTTTCGTTATGCGCCATAATCGGCTTTTTGAGCACAAGTTCTTTTATCACTGGTAAAATCCCTCCTCACCGTGGAACTCAAGATCCACGGTGCCCTCTTCCGGGTTATGGTTGGCTTCGCCGTGCAGCCAGGCGTTTGAGAGAACATACACCTGACCATTTGCCAGCTCTGATGTGATGGTCATAACATCAGAAGACGTAATTTTATCGACCGGGAAGTTTTTCGGCACTTTGGCGGTCACCTTCGTATACGGTGCCCGGCTGGTTTCCTTGTAGTCAACGGAACCATCCAGGCCAATCACGTCGTCACGAACTTTGGTGTTCATGGGGACTTCAATCCCTCCGGTTACCGACAGTTGCTGTCCATCGATTTTGAAATACGTTGTTCCCGCAATTTTTCCCATTATGCAGCCTCCTCGCTGTACTGCAGACGGAACTGGTTAAGCACTGCAAACACACGTAACTGATTGACATAATCAGGCGGAAACAGCACATCCAGGCGGTTCGAATCGTTCGCGTTACGCTCCACTATCAGATGTTGCTGGAACAGATCGAAGTTTTCCACGATGCCTTCCCGCTCCATCTGGCGATATGTTGATCCCAGCTCACCACGGATAACGGCAGGCGTGACAATGGCCTGACCAGACCCGAAACGCGTACCATCATTAGCAAGTTTATGGCGCCCGTATTTACTGGTAATAACAGATTTCAGACGGCGCAACACATAAGCACTGGTATGCAGCGTCTCGCTGTCAAGGTAGCTGTTATCCGCCACACCATACGCATTTTTCCTGTACGTCGTGATATCCCGCTGAATACGCAGCACGCCGCTTTCCACATACGCCGTTGCCACACCGTGGGAAAGTAACGTCTGCTGTTCAGTCGTCGTGAAACGTTTGCCTTTCGGTGCCGGCAGCATGTCCACCAGCTCCCCGGTCTGGGTCGGGCGCGCCGGATCGTTACGGATAAAAACCGCAGCACGGGCAGTACGGCTTGCAGCCAGTTCATCAGCAGGCGTCTGGGTGTCTTTCTCATAGCCCGCCAGGGTGATGTGCTGCAGGTTAAACTGGTCACCCGCGGCCACAAGCTCCGACAGAGTCCCCGTCTTCGCCGTATAAACGTGACCATACAACTGCCGGACATAACTCCAGCGACCGCTGGAATCATTCATTTCAGTTGCCATCGTGTTCACCGATGCCGTGTCGTTAAACGGAAGGCCGATATAATCGAACGGCTCATCTCCCATCGCTGCCACCGCGTCGTTAAGAGCTGGCGCACCAGCCCCCTTCACGCCGCTGGCAACCGTAATATTCACACCCGCCGGTAACACCTCCCCACCGCCAAAGCCGTAATAATTGAGAGTGACCGGAATTTCATTTCCATATAACCCCTTGTGGCGCGCAGTCAGTGTCACCACCCCCGCTTCTGATGTTGCCGTAAAGGGAAGATCAGGGTTTGCATTGACCGCATCCTTAATGCTCACAGCCACCGCCGCAGCGTCATCACCGCTGGTCACGGGAGCCTGAACGCGGGTTCGGCCGGTATAGACATTCACCGTTCCGGTTTCCGTCGCTTCGCCAGTTACCGTCAAAGCGACGGTTGCTGCCGCGCCTGTGGATTCAGGTACGGCAATGACATACAGTTCGCCAAATGGATCGGTCTTACGGTACGCCCCGACCATACGGGCCAGCTGGCTTCCGGCACCGCAAATCTGACGGGCATAATCAACCGATGACACCAGAACAAGACTGTTGACGGCAATTGACGCATCATTGCTGGCGTGACCAATCAGCAGTGATGCCCCGCTGTCCCGGGCGGTATTTGCCGCCGAGTTATCCATCTCGGCATAAAACAGCGGAACCCGTGTATCTGACGGGATGGAATTAAAACTAATCGCCATTTGTTTTCACCTTTTTATTCGTGCGCCGGACATCACCAGCGGCCTCGCGGCGCAGCCAGTAGTTATTCTCATCAACATTTCGACCGCCTTCAGGTAAAAGGTCGCCACGGGCCGGATCGGGAACCGATCGCCCTTTTGCGGGTTTCACAAACATGGTTTATTCCTGAAATGTAATTTCGGTGTGGTGCTCGATGTCGCCATCTGGCCCGGTACCGGGTTCGATAAAATCAACATCAATACTGAGCGTTTTAAGATCGGGCAGGCCGTCCAGATCATCCTGCTGGCGGATGTCTGTTTCGGTAATTTCATACTTCACCGTGAAGTCGAACTGGTAATACAGTTCGTGGCGGTTCAGATCGAGAAGCATCCCACCCGCATACTGAATTTCATGCGCCTGCGAATCCGGCTCCCACCCCAGCAGCGCCTTCCAGATTTCCTGCCTGACGTCGTGAACTGCGTCGTAAGAAGCCCACTGCCCTTTTTCATCCCGTTCGTTGCTGAGTACCACGATGACGGAAAAACCCTCCGTCAAATCCTGCCAGTAGTCGGTCTGCGATTTCTGCTCACCCGTGACGTCTTCGGCTGGCACAACATACGCGGCTGGTAGTCTGAGCTTTCCGGCCTCCGGTATCGCTTTAAACTGCGCTGCGCCACCCACACGGTTTTCAAACCGAGGGCAACGGCTGCGAAGTGCCGCAATAATCGGGGTTAATTTCATTTTTTCTTCCTTCGCTGAGGACGGAGTGATTTTCGCAATTCGCGGGAGAGCACATAACGTGTCCAGCTGCGGCGTTTATCCAGAACCTCAGTCATGTAGTTGTTACGTGGTTCCACACGCCAGCCGCTGCCGCCTGATGCGCCGCGATGATGGCCTTTCTTACGTTTCGCCCCACGGCGAACACCGTAGAACAGAAAGGCGGGGTAAAAGGCACCGTTGATATGCCGGTTGCCCTCGCCGTTTTTCTGGTTAGGCGCGATCTTCACCATGAGCCCCGGACGTTTTTTTGACGCACGGGGTACGTAGTAGCCGATAGAACGCGCCAGCTGGCCGGTGCGGTACGAGGGGTTTTCGCCTGGCTTCGAGCGGCCACGTTTCATGACCAGTCGCCGCGCATCACGCATGTGCACCTGACCAATTTTGACGAACGCCCGTCGCATTCTCGCCCGGTTAAACACCAGTTCTTCCGGCTGTACGAAATCAACGTGTAAATATGCTTTCTGCGGCATAGTCACTCCCGTTATCGGTACCCAGCGCTTCGCACTCGATCAACAGAAAGCGGCGTTTACTGTTCAGATCACGGACCCGTTTAACCCGATAAGAAATATCGTCGTGGAGCACTTCATGATCGGCGGTGATACCGCGGCGAAAACGGATGGTGAAATAGTGCGTCACCCTGTTTTCTATCTGCACAGACCCCTGATAAGCTGCCGCACCGGGTTGCGCTTTTTTGGCCCACGTCCGGATCTGCTCCGGGTACGTCGGCGTTACGCCAAAGTCATCAGCCGGAACATCGACACGCCGCCGGATAACAATGCGCTGGTCAAGTTCGCCCGGGTCGGGCAAAAGGTATGTGGCGCTGGTCTGCGCCTGACGAATTTTCATTGTGGAAAGTACCTGTATGGACCGACAAGCCAGCCAAAGCTCTGTGGCATGTCGAGTTTTTCCACTTCCGTGACGGAAGATCGGTTTTCGTAGAAATGACTGATAAGCATCAACATCCCCAGACGGATATCATCCTGCAGGAGCAGTCCGTCAGGATCGCTGTCCGGAATGGTTTCATCCGGCGCATAGAGCTTCCGGTTCAGATACGTCTCCGTCCGCTTTTGTACCGCTCTGGCCAGCAGTTGCAGGTAACGCTCATCGGCTTCAAAATCCTCATCCAGCCGGAGTTGAGCTTTAATTTCTTCCACGCTCAGAAGCATACTCAGCCCTCTTGACTGGTCGTGGATTTTTTCTCTTTCACCGCTTTATTGCTTTTTGCACTGGTTTCGCACTCTGCTAACCCGGTCTGAAGCGCAATCTCCTGCACCCGGGCCGGGAGTATCCTGTCGTCGTGTTCACCGGCACGAATGATTTCAACACGCAGACCGTCTGGCGACCATTTGAGATCTTGTTTCAGGATCATGATTCCCTCACCTGTCAGAACAGGGGCGCCGTTCAGCGCCCCACCAGTGATTACGCCGCAGCGATTTTCAGCAGCTTGATAGCCTGTGAATCGACCAGCATACCCCCGGTGCGCTTGGTGGTATAAAAACCGACAAACGGTTTGTTGGTGTACGGGTCGCGCAGGATGCGGGTGCCGATACGGTCAACGATGGTGTAACCCCGTTTGAAGTTACCAAACGCAATGGCTTTCGCATCGGCGGCGATATCCGGCATCTGTTCGTTTTCAGCGATACCGTAACCCGCCAGTGAGGATGGCTGTCCCAGTTCCAGCCCCGGACGCCACAGATAGTTACCCTCGGTATCTTTCAGCAGACGGATGGCAAACAGGCTGTTGTTGTTCATCATGAACTTCGCGCCGGTACGATGCGCCTTACGCAGCGTGTAAATCAGCTTAATGATGGCATCAGCGGTCACCGCGGTCGCTTCACCGGATACGATGTGCTGAAGTTTACCGAACGCACGAGCCTTATCGGACTCTTCGGTGGATTCATAGGCCAGGAACCCTTTCGGCTTCTTGGTGCCGTCACCAGTGGTAAAGGCAATTTCCTCCTGTTCGGCAAATTCGGTCGCCAGTTCACTGTTGATCCAGGCTTCCACGTTGAAGAAGGCATCATCCAGCATTTTCTGGGTGGCCTGCGGGTTGCCGTAGATTTCCCCCATGAAAGGCTCAATCAGTCCCAGCCTGGAAGTAGCGGTCTGGGAACGCGTGTCAGTTTCGCCGACCCATCCGGAAGCCGTACCACCCAGATTCACCAGTTTTTTATAGTCGGAACCGCCCACGGTGATCACCGTGGCCTCCTGGCGCATCACCACCTCATCTTTCAGCAGGCTGAGAATGCTGCGATCCAGCTCTTCCGGCACGGCATAACCACCATCTTCATCAGTGCCCACCTGCAACGCCTTACGCTCCAGATCGCGCAGACCGTCTTCGCGGCCTTTACGCAGAAAGCCGACGAAAGCGTCTTTATGTTCTGCAGCCACCTTGTTTTGCGCTCCACGTGCCGGACGTTTCAGCTCAAGCAGCTCTTTTTCAAGGTCGCTTTTGAGATTTTCCAGCTCGCTGAGTTTCCCGTTCAGGGTTTCCACCTGCCCGGCAAGCTTGCCCTTTTCCTGCTCAATCGCCTCAACGCGCTTGTCGTTCTTTGCTTTGAAGTCGTCAAACTTCTGTTGCAGTTCCTGCGCGACCTGTTCCACATCTTTAATATCAACCGCCATCGTATTTCTCCTGATTAGAAGTTCAGATTTTTCAGTACATTCAGTGCAGAGCCCACATCCTCAGCGTCGCGCAGGGACAGTGCGCCATAGCCCCCGGCCATGAATGCTTTGGCCTGGGTACGGGAGAGTCCGACATCACGCAGGACTCTTTCGATTTTTTTCTGTTCGGGGATTTCCCCGCGGGCCAGCGCGTTCTTGACGTCGCTGATCCGTGCCTCATCGTTTGACGGGAACGTCACCAGACTGACTTCCCAGAGGTCGATTTCTTTCAGCAGAAAGGCTTCTTTGCTCCGGTCGTATTCCCAGTCTTTCAGTACGTACCCAATAGAAAGGCCGGTTAACGAACCGGCCTTCATGTGTGCATGTGCACGTTTTGCCAGGGGATCATCATCAATGAGCAATCGCCCCTTAACGTAAAGCCCGACATCGTCTTCCTTCATTTCGGTGTAAACACCGATGGGCTCATCCATGCGGTGCTGCCAGAGCAGCGCAGGTAACGCTTTTCTGTCACTCCACTCCCGCAGGGAAGCAGCAAATGCCCCGGACATCACCACATCATCGTGGCTGTCCTTTACACCAAAGACGGAGCCATACCCTTCAAACTCACCGGAGTCACTTACAGATTTAAGACTCAGCGGTACATCAAGACGTTGTTTCGTCTGCATTGGCGTTATCCTTCTGCTTACCGGCTTTACTGCCATCGGAGGGTTTCGTGGTCATGTTCATCGGTGTGAGATAGACATCACCACCGGGACGCGGATTCATATCTTCCAGGTCGCGGCAGTCATTGGGAGAGTAAATCCCCCAGTTGATCCCGGTGGCATAGGCTTCAAAACGGGACTTCATATCCCCACGCAGTAACGCCCCCGCGTTAAATTTGGCGTAAAAAAACGCCCTGCTTACTTTTTCGTACCAGTCCGGTGTTGATCCGCTGTTCGATGCGGGTCAGATACGGCACCAGTGAATAGTTGATAAATCCCAGCCCCAGCTCTTCAATATTGTTGAAGGTGGCGCGATCGGTGTTCTGCACCATGTGCAATGGCACCCGGAACAGACGACAGATTTCTTCAAGCTGAAACTTGCGGGTTTCCAGGAACTGGCTGTCCTCGGCGTTCAGCGCCATCGACTTCCAGTCCAGCCCCATCTCAAGGATCATCGGGCGGTGAGCATTACCAAGCCCGGTGTGACGCTCCTCAAAATCTTTCTTCAGGCGCTCATAAGCCTGATCCGACAGCGTCTGCTCTGTACGCAACACACCCGACGTCACCGCGCCATTGCTGAACAGTCTGGCCCCGTGCTCTTCGGTCGCTGCCGCCAGCGATATTGCCTCGCGGGCATAGGCGATGGGATTCAGCCCCACCAGTCCGTCCAGCGTCAGCGTGCGCACATGCCAGATATCCTCCTGGCTCAGTACATCCGTGGAGCCATCCGGGAATGTGACCTGATAGACCGGCTCCCAGCTACTGTTAAGCTTCGGCACCACGCAACCGGGATCGACGGGCAGCAGTTCAGCCACTTCGCCAAATGCTTTCACTTTGTAGGCATAAAAGTTGCCCCGCAGGCACAGACAGGTGACCACCAGCTCCCAGAACTCCTGCGGCGTCATATAGCCATTGGGATGCGTGGAGATCAGCTTATGCAGACGTTCGCCAGTGGCTCTCTGTTTCAGGCTGCCGTTCAGGTGATACAGGTTGCAGGGCAACATCCCGACCGACTCTGCCAGCACTCTGACGCAGGAAAAAACCGCCGTCAGTCGCATGGCCCGCTGACTGCTGATCTGCTTTCCGGTATAGGTGTCGTATGACAGCCCGATAGCATCCGCCAGCTCTGCTGGCGTGGTCACCGGCGCGTCACTTTTTCGTTGAAATAATCCCGAAAAGAACACTATTTACCTCCGCCGACAGACTGCTGTGTACGGTCGAGATATCGCGCCACCAGCCACGACCAGAACATGCACAGCGCCCCGGCAACAATAAAACCCGCCGGGGGATAAATCAGCCAGGCACCATACGCCAGCAAAAGCGCACCCAGCACGCCCACCAGAGGCGCGAGAATCAGCATGATCATAATTACCTCAGTTAAAGCGAGCGGATCCCGTAGGACTCAATGTGGTCAGACAGCGTGTCTTCTTTCTCGTACAGCATGGCTCTGCCAACCGCCATAATCAGTGCAACTGCACCATCGATTTTATTTTCCGCCTGCTCCTTAATAGGCTTCACCACGTCATCGTTACCCGGAATGGTTTTGCCGACCACGTTGCCGATACACCAGGTCATGATGGGATTGCCGTCATGATGAAAGCGACCCGATTCAATCGCCGCTTCCAGTTCTTTCATCGGATCGGACATGTTGGTGTAATTCTGGATGATAGTGACGGGATTCAGGTTTTCATCAGCTAGATCATGTGAAAGCCCGGTGGCACCAAATGGATCAATGGGGGATTCGCTGACCGGGTTCAGTTTGTTCGCAGCTTTGGCCTCTTCAAGGATGTAGCGGTAATCCACCTCCGCACCATCAGTTACTGTCAAAAAGCCCATTTCAACCCATTTCTGAAAACGTTCCGCAGTACGGCGATCCTCATTTTTCTCAACACTGTAGACCGTGTCATACGGCACCCAGAAACGTGGCGCCACGCTGTAAAAATGCGTTTTCCCGTCTATTTCACGGGTAAATAACCTCGCCATGCTGTTCATGTCCAGCTTACGAGCCAGATCGAACGCCAGTACGCAGGGTTGACCCTCAAACAGTTCCAGCGCCAGCGTCTTATCCTCACAGTTTTGCCAGGAAACCAGATTAAAGAATGCTGTGCGGGCGGCAACCCATACATTGAGATGCTTCGTTTTGAACACACCCGCATGGCGGGCATTGTTAATAGCACGCTGTTGCTGACTGAGAAGGAAGTCACGGTATACTGACACCCCAATGTTCGGGTTTGCTTTCTCCAGCACTTTTGGATCTGTCCAGTCATCCCCTTCATCAACCGTGTAAATCACGCCAAAAAGTTCGTTGTTCGGCACCGATCCGTTCAGCATCTCAATCACTTCGCGTCGCTTGTCGTAACACGGCCCCTCGATGTTGTAGCCCGCCGTGGTTATTGCCCACATCAGCGGCTGTCGGCGCGCGCCCATACCTGTAAGCATTGTTGTGTAGAGCGCATCCGTAGGGTGTTCGTGGTATTCGTCAACTATTGCGCAGTGCGGTGATGCCCCGTCCCCGGGGTTGCCGATCAACGGCTCGAAGCGGGCACCATCCTCCGGACGGTTCAGGTTTGAGGCATTCACCTCTATACCGAATGCCTCCACCAGTAGTGGTGTGCGCTTACACATCAGACGCGCGGGACGAAATACCTCCCACGCCTGTTTTTCAGTCGTGGCGCCGGAGTATACTTCCGCACCGAATTCGTTATCACAGGTGAAACAGTAGAGAGCTACACCAGCTGAAATAGCCGATTTCCCGTTCTTACGTGGTATCTCTGTGTAGACCTCACGAAAACGACGAAGCTTTGTTCCCTTCTGTACCCAGCCAAAGGCACAGCACACGATGAAAAGTTGCCACGGTTCCAGGGTAATCGGCATACGTTTGAACGCCCATTCACCTTTTGTATGTGGAAGTAACTGAATAAACTTTGCAGCTTTCTCAGCCATGTCTTTATCAAAGCGGTACCGAAACCTTTTACTCTTCTCCGCCGCCATATCATCAATGTGACGCTGGCAGGCCTGAATGACATACTGACATGCCGTGATTTTTCCCCGCACAACGTTGCGGGCATACTGATTAGCGGCGTTAACGTTGGGATATGATTTCCGGCTCATGAGTTGATCATCTTCAGGAATGGGTTAGATGTTTTCTTCTGTCCGGCCAGACCAATAAGGCGCTGTCGACTACTGGGGTCAAGGCCCAGCATAGAACCAGTAGAACTCATCTCCGATTCCTGTTCTTTCTTGGCAGTAAGTTCAGGGTTCTTTATTTTCCCCCCCATAGCGCCAGTTATGGTGTTACCTTCTTTTGCGATATTTTTTACTGCTCTCCGCCAGAACTCGTAGGCGACACACCAGCGCTCCAGTACAGCCAAATCCGTAACACACAGCAGTCCCTGACCACACAATTCTTTGGTGGTCAGTTCCCACATAACTGATGCCAGAGGCATATCTTCTTCGTTAAACCAGTCCGGAGGAGAAACCCCATTTATTGGTGTGAATACTGGTTCTTCTTTATTCAGGGCTCGCTTTCCGGGGTTCCCGGCCAGCTCCTTGCGCGCCGTAGGCTTGGGGCGACGCCCGGAACGCCCCGCCGTTCCAGCCATATGCGGCACTCCTGGTTAAATTTCATTTTTCGCGGGTATAAAAATTCGAGGAGGCGGGCAGTCCAGAAGACGTCAGGTCACAGAGATTTGACCTCCCCTCCCCTCAGACAGTTGAGAGTTATTATCACTTCAGCCGTTCACAGGCCGTCTTCGCCTTATGACACGGCCAGCACAGACTCTGCAGATTACTGTCTGCATCAGTGCCGCCATGCGCCTTAGGGATAATGTGGTCAACGGTTTTCGCCTCACGCACCACACCGGCACGCAGACATAACTGACACAGGCCTTTGTCACGCTTCAGCACACGTTCACGGATGGTATCCCACTTCGAACCGTAACCGCGCTGATGACGTGACAGGCCTGGTTTGTATTGCTTCCAGCCTTCGCTTTTGTGGCTTTCGCAATAGCCTGACGGATCTATGGTGGTATTGCGGCAGCCGCGAACGCGGCAGGCTTTTGGGGTTCGTGGTGGCATGTAAAATATCCATAATGAGAGAGTACTTGTCCTCTCATATAAAAATTAATCTATGAACACTACAATTCTAGAATATATTTTTTCTATTTTTGATAAGTAGCAATTTTTATTTCCACCAGTCAGAATATATTGACTATAACCAGTCCTGAGTTGTTTCCATTCAGCATGTATACTTTTATCTTTAATCCCCCCTTCACATAAAACCCATGCTCTCACTGCATTCTGGTATGCTGATTTAAGGTCTTCTTTCTTGAAATATAGCTGTGCTTCATCATCAACTCGGTGAACAACAGCATTATACTGCTGTCCAACTCTTGTTCTAGCTATTCTATATTGTGTGGAATTCCAATTATCTGGCATTGCCTCAAAGGCATCCTCCAGCTCAAGTAAAGCTCTTTTAAACTCTAACTTTACTTTAAATTGCTCTTGTCTATTCCATGTGTTTAACGCCTTGCGTGCATAACACAACGCCCCCCAAGACGCGATAGCCGAACAACAAGCTCCAATAGCAGACAACATATTCCAATCCATCATAATGCCTCCCGTTAAAGGGGCGATATTAACACGGAATCATCTCTATAAAGGTGCAGGCCCTTTTACTTGTTAGCATCAATACTTTTTATTGTCGCTTTATCAAGATTACACTGTTCCAACGCTGACAACAGACTCACATTCAACTCCAGACTGTCACCATAGGTCAGAGTATCGGGGATGTGCGGTACTGGAGTTTCCAAAGTCAGAGTAGCTGGAAGCGGAATTGGAGGTACTGTTACGTAAACTGTCCGCGTATTTCCGCAACCGGTCAGCAGCGGCAGCAGGCACAAGGCGTACAGCACAATCATCATCCGCAACAGCCACTTTGATATCAGCCTGGGTTCTCTGTGACTCCAGTGCGATCTGCTGTTTTGCATGCTGGTTAGCCTCCAGAACTGTATTGACGATTTGCATTGATTGCAGGACGTTATTGGTAATGGCAGTTGCTGATTCAGCATTTTGTACAGCCTCATCAGCACGTTTCTTTTCGTACTGATATTTGCTGTAGTAGTGGTTGGCTGACCAGATGAAAGAACCAATGACAGTAACGAAGAAAGCAGCGATAACCAGCTTATAGCTCAACTTCATTTACCACCCCACCTGCCTCTTTAAATCGGGCAATCAGGTCACCGATTTTATGTTCATACTGTCCGTAACCTGCACCGGGTAATGAAGCCCAGATATTGCTGCAACGGTCGATAGCCTGACGAATATCGCCACGATCAATCATCTGTAAAGCGCCACGCTCTTTAATCTGCTGCAATGCCACAGCATCCTGGCTTTTGGGAGAGAAGTCTTTCAGAGCAAGCTGCTTACGGTAAGCATCCCACCAGCGTGAAAGAAGCTGATACGTCCGGCGGCTGTTGATTTTAGTTTTGGGTTTAGTGTGACAAGTTTGCGAGGATGATCGGAGTAATCAGTGAACAGTTCGCCTCCGACAATAACGTCATAACCGTGGTTACATGTCGGTTGCCGTCCGTTATCCGTTCCTTCTGACCATGCCACCATAGCAAGGAAAGCTTTACGTTGAGAATTTAGTGTCAGCATGAATTACTCCTTAGAGCCACCAAATTTGTTACCGATTACTCTCATTGCCGCACCGCGAATGGCATCGACGCCAATCAGCCCAACGCCGCCACCAATGGCAACAGAAAGAGATTTAGGCCATCCGACATACTCAAGAGCGGATGCAAAAGTCAGAGTCAGAGCGCCACAGAGCAAAATCTCGAGCGTTTTTCGCTTCCAGCCACCACCACCGCCAAAATAGGCAATGCGCAAGCCAGCCATAACGATCGACATAATTACTGCGCCCAGCGGTGTGTCTCCACGCCACCAGCTCTGTAACAATTCAAGTAAGTCAGACCAGGAATGAGGATCGTTATGCATTTTCATAATTCCCACCTCCGGTTATCGGAAGTGCAACGAGTGAAGGGGAAGAAGCTGGTTATAGCGCTGAGTCGCAAAAGATGCGTAGTGCACAAAAAAGGCCGCCCACAGGCAGCCTCTTTTTATAATTCATTGAGTTAACAACATTTAAATGCTGGTGGTATAAAAGGTTTTTCACCAGAACGGCAAGCCGGACACCATGACTGAACGATATGTCTGCCGTCTCCCATATCCCTATAACCAAAGTCTATTGTTTTATAAAAAACGTGCACTCCGGCATCAGCAGAACATTTTGGGCAAGATTTATATTCAACGCCATCTTGTTCAACTTCTCGTGAATGACTTAATGACTGCTCACAAACAGAACAACGCTCCACCATATATGCTCTCCTGTTTTTGATAGAGATTTATGGGTAGCAATTCCATTCAAAAGAAACATTGAAGGGTGTCACTTTTTCAAAATGAGCGTAGCTGGCTGCCAGTTTTTTGTACAACACACTTTAAGGAAGGAGAGCCTTAAAAACACAATTGACATCAATAAAAAACCGCTCGGTGGCGGGTTCTTGAAGATTATCAACGGTAGACACACAAAGCCCATCGTTAGGGGAATCCTAACCATATTTTTTGAAAAGTGCAAGTATCATGTCGCCATCTTCGGCGAAAATCATTTATCTCGTGACTTTTCTTAATTGCGCCTCAGCATATGCTTCTTCCTGCCAGCACTTTGTCACCAGTTTATCAATGACATCTGCATATCCTTTGTACCACTGATAATCAGTCAGGTCTGATACCAGCTTCTGGACATGATGCCGCGCCAGTGTGGTTGGTAAACGGCTAAACCGGTTTCCATTGCAACGCCCACAAATCTTATAAACAGGCGTGCCATGAAGCCGGGTTCTTTTTTCATCCAGGACAATACCTTTACCCTTACACCCTCTGCACGCTGTGCTGACTTCTCCCTTACCATGGCAATGCTGACATAGTTCCTTCACCCACTCTTCCTTGACAACAGATTCCCCGCTTCTGGAGTGTTTCACCACTTCGCGCAATACATTATGAAATCCAGTACCAGCACAATGCTCACAGCGAGCCTTACTTGCCGCAGACCTGGAATAATCAGCAAAGGCAAAATTCACAAGGTAAGGGATGATCTGTAACCGGGTTTCTTCACTCAATTTATTCAATGTCGGGTTATCCAGTGCCATCGCGTAATTGAGCAGACCTTCAATCGCAAACTGAGGATCCTGAACACCAACTTTTGCCAGGAATAAGGCAAAACCCAGTGGTGCTTTCGACTGCACCATCCCCTGCGCAGCCATCACATCTGTAATTGTTAAACCACCCGAGCCTGTCGCCGGTGCGTCATCACTCAATTTTGGAGATTTTGGGGAGTAATATTTTGGTAAGGCTTCAAGGTTCATGCTCGTTCTCCACTTACGCCAGTACGCCTATTGCCAGCGCACGATCGATAAAACGAAATATCAGCTCCAGCTGGGAGCCATACTTCTCTTCAAATGCCACGGTATCCGCATGCAGCTCGTCGTGATGCTTTCTGCACAAAGGCAACACAAAGAGGTCATGCGCTTTTGTACCCATTCCACCCTGACCGTGACCTATCAGGTGGTGGGGATCATCAGCAGGCTTTCCACAACATGCACACGGCTGCGTCTTAACCCAGCGCGTGTACTTTTCATTAACCCAGCGGCGACGTTTTGGACGTAACATAAAAGACTCCGGCGACTCCGGATCCACTTTCAGCGCCAGCACCTTTTTCGCTTTATCCTGGATGATGCTGGTGGCAGGAACCGAATGTACAAGGTCACTTTCCCGGGTGGCCGCCTGCACAACAGGCTTCGGTAATCTCAGTGCCTTACGGGCTGCGCTTTCCGGTAAGGCATCCGCCAGATCATTACGAACCAGCCACCAGCACAGTTCCGGCATTGTCACAACGTGACTGTCATCAAAACCGAGATCCCGACGCACAACAGACAACACCCAGCGGGCACAGTTATCCGTTGCCATTGATTCCAGCCGTTCCGTGAACTGATCGCGCAGCTGGTTATCGCAGTGCCAGCACAGACGGATTGCGCCCGGAGCGTGTCGCATTGTGGTCATGTTCTCGCTGTGCCAGTCGGAATGAGGCCACTGGCAGCCTTTTTCACGAAGTAACCAGCTTTCAAGACATTCCACGCCACCAGCACGACGGATCACCGCCTCATTGCGGAACACAGCCCGAACGGCAGGATCATCCGCCAGTGGTTGTGATGCCGCCGGAACGGCACCACTGGCAAAAGATGAATAACGTTCCGGCTCAGGCTCCAGCAGGACACGCCCCTGCATAAACAGGGGCATCAGCTCTGAACCGGGTCTGAACAATACGATCCCCATACGCGGGGCAATCTCAGGGGTCAGTAGCGCTCTCACGGTCACCTCAATGAACGGTATCGAGCAGCTTTAACAGCTCAGGGAATCGGGATTCGAAGAAATGCGGCTGCGTCTCACGCGGATTTGCCGGACTGGTGATGTTCTTGCCGAACATGCAGCCTTTCGCCGTCAGCGACCAGAATTTTTTGATGTTATTAATCGCGGTACGGCTGTATCGTTCGCGCTGTTCGACGATCCCCAGTTTCACCATCTGGTGATATGCCTGATTAGCCGTAAGGCGGATACCATACTGTTTCAGCAGTGCACTCAGTGATAGTGTCGGGCGACTTGAGCCATCGTGTGCATCAGCAGGGGCATCAATGGCATAGCGCGGTGCCAGATTCGGTAAGCCAACAGCCTCCTGGAGTTTCTGACAGGCACCAAGCACAGATGAGTTAGACAGATTTAACTCCCGACGCATAAAGTCCAGCAGAATCACGCCAGCCTGCATCTTGTCAGCAGCCTGCCCGGATAATTTTTCCGGTGCGCTGGTTACAATATCGAAAGTACGGATCACCTTCAGATGAAATGACGGGCTGATCCACATTGCATAGGCATACACCAGTTCTTTGCAGACATACGTCCCTTGGTTATTTCCGCCACGAATAACGTTAACTGGCTCTATATTGACCGAGTTGCAAATCTGCAACTCGCTTATTAAACGTTCAGTTTGCTCATTGCGGAGCCAGAATGCAGGCTTATGCTTATCCAGAGAACCAGCAGCCCTGTGCAGATCGTTCAGGCTGTAACGCCCAAAAGCATCACGACGAACTTCAATACCATCAATGACCATCAGATTATTCATACTTCGTTTCTCCTCTCAATCAGGCGGCTGCACCCGCCGTTTTCTCGTACTTACTGATAGTGATCTCGACCTTCCCTTCCGGGATAACCGGTCCCCACTCCACCAGCATTCTTTTCACCTGACTGTCGTCTTCCCACACACCCGCGTGGGTCAGGGCGTCAAACAGCGCCTTGTTATAGTTGTCCAGATCGCGGATCCGGTTATCCGGAGGAAACAACACGATCTCCACTGAAGCAGGTGCCGACGTTGGTTTTGGCAGACGACGTAACTGCTCAACTATTGCTGCACACGCCGTGCTCTGGAATTTGCGCCCCGCCGCGCTTATCAGGCTCTTACCTGCAAACGCTCCTTTGTTGGGGTGTCGCCAGTACGTGTTCACGCTGGGCGGAAAAGGCAGGATCAGCTTCATACTTTCAGGCCCCTCTCATGTAACCAGTGGGCTGCACGCAACCTGGCGTTTTCCTCACCGGCAAGCAGTGCGCGGATAATCCCGGCCGCCTCGCTGTCGTCGTCCTTCACCGCGGTATGAAGCGTTATCCCCCGGGCCACGCCACGCTTTATCGTGATGACGCCTTTTTTCTCCAGTGCGCGAAGATGCTCCACCGCTGCATTCACCGAACGGTATCCCAGCATGGTTGCCACCTCCTGATTGGTTGGCGGGAAGCCACGTTCTTTCTGATAAGAAATCAGCATATCCAGCACCTGCTGCTGGCATTGAGTTAACGTCGTCATGCCGCCATCTCCCTGACCAGTTTTTCTGCCTGCTGGCGAACCTGCGCCAGAAAGGCCTCACCACATGCCTCAAGTTCGTCGCGCCCGATGTAGCTGATTGCCGGTCCCTTCCAGGTCTTGTCGAAAACAGCAATAGCACCAGCGAAGAAAGCTCCTGTCGGCACCTGCTTCTCATCCTTCGGGATAAACCAGGCAGGCAGTTCAAAACCAATACGCCCGCGAATAAAAGCAATATGGTCCGCATCTTCCGGCCACCACACTTCGCTGGTGGCAGCTTTGATCAGGAAAACATAGCGCCCGCCTTTATCACGCATGGCACTGGCATGCTTCATGATGTAACGCATGCCGGTGATGTATTGCCCCTCATGCTGACTGGCGCGGCTGTATGGGGGATTACCAAAGGCAGCACCTTTAAGCTCCGCAAGACGTTCTGACCAGTCATGCGCCAGCGCGTTGTCTTCCGCCGTGTAATACGCAGCACATTTGGCGTTATCACCGTCAGTGAACAGATCCAGAACAAACGGACCAAACAGGGTGTTAATTCCCCAGAAAATGTTATCCGGCGTGCGCCACTGATCGCCCACTTCCTTCAGTTCATGGGCTGGTTTGTTCCGCAGTTCCACCAGCGCCTGGCAATATTTATTACTCATTAAGCCCCCACATAATTCCCTGACAGATACCACTCTTCATCCGATGCAGCGCGCTTGCTGCTTTTCCGTAAGCACCGCTCACGACGTGCCAGAAAATTGTTTCGTTCTGGCTGGGAATGGCTTTCACGGAATGCCGCCATCCACACGGTTGCAGCACGACGGTATAAGCCCTTGGACTCCAGTTCTTCAGCCTGGCGGGTCAGGCACAAAATCACCCGTGGATCGTTAGTGCCGACATAGAAATTGCGCACAGGTCTGGTTTCACGAACTGGTTGTGGTTCCGGCTCCTGCGCTCTCTCAGTCAGGCGCGGGAAATGTCTGCGTGTATCTCCTTCACAACGGTGAGCCACACGCCCACTCTGACGTAACTTGCTTGCTGACTGCAGAACGCGCTGCCGTGAGTAACCTGCAAAAGCATCCGCAATGTCTCCGGAAGTACACCCCGGATGGGCTTCAATGAATTTCTGAACTTCATTCAAAAGACTCATAATCACCCCCTGAATCCTGCCGGGATCTGGCTGTAGCCCACGTTGTCGTAACTGGCTTTGAAGTACGGGTCCTCGCGTCTGGCTGCAGATACCGCAGGAACTTCCCAGGATTCTTCGAAATGACGATCCGGCCCAAAGAACGTGACAGCCTGTTTCACAAATTGTGTGCCGCTGTTACCCATCGCAGATACCCAGCCCGCATAGCGTTTCACACCTTCCAGCATGGTTTCGGGGTTTACCCCCTCATTCAAACGGGCTTTCCAGGCTTTGAAGGCTGCAGATTTTGAATTGCCACCAGCACGTTTGGGATATGCCAGCCATGCCTGCTCAAACTCCGGAGAGTATTCCGGTCGGTTTGAACGAACTCGCACAGACTCATCAGCAGATGCACCAACAGCTATTGGTTCATTGACTGGTTCTTTGACTGGTTCAAAAGAGTGACTGGTTCTGGGTGAATCTCCTGCACTACCCCCTGGTGCAACTCCTGCACTACCTGGTGAATTTGCTGCACCAGATAGTGAATTATTTGCACTACCCCCTAGTGAATCTCCTGCACCATCCAGATGAAGGAGATAGATATTACTTGAGTTACCTTTTTCACCTTTCCGGGTGACTTTTTTTACTAGCCCGGACTCACAAATGGCCGCAATATGATTCATCACTGAACGTTTGCTAATCTCGCACTGGTCAGCAATATGCTGGTAGCTGGGCCAGCACTCACCCTGATCGCTGGCATTATCAGCCAGCTTGATCAGAACCAGTTTTCGCAATGGATTACCCACTCGAATTTTCATCGCTTTAACCATCAGCTCCATACTCATGCTGCACCTCCGAGATGCTTCATGTTTTTTCCGGAGCGAAAGGCTATAAGCGGCATACTGACGCGGTAATTACGGCCCAGCGGTTCACAAATCACCTTCTGACATTCACGGTCAACCAGGCTGACACGTAGAACATGCCCTGCAGGCGTGGTGTACCACTGACCGGGGCGAGGACAACGGAAAGTCTGATTGGTAAACCGTTTGAAAATATTCCGGATCATTTGCGCCCCCTTACCTCTGAAGGGTTCAGCGACAAATTTATGAGGCAGGCCAGTGCCGAAGCATCATTAATATAGTCATACAAGCTAACAGCCAGCGGAGATTCGGCTTTTGCCAACATAGGATAAAGCTGCTGCAGCCAGACCTGATGAATTGATAAAATGTAGGAATAGAGAACGCTGGCGTTATGTGCAACGTCGCTCGGTACAGAGGGCTTTGAAAGCTGTTTCTCCATCTGGTTGAAGGCATTGATATACGCTTCCTTGAAACGCGCAGCTCGCTTACCTGTAAAACCCATAGCAAGAAACGCAAAACCATCGCGGGTTATTTGATAGCAAGGTAGTTTGCGGCCTGATGCGTCGATGTACTCACTGAGCTGAAAATTCAGCTCAGTAAATTCGGCAGAGCATTCAAGAGACGCAATTTTTTGAATGACGTTTTTGTGTTGTTTGCCGAAATAACTAGCAACAGCCAGAGAAGAAGTAACAACTTTGCCTGCAATAATGCAAAGTTCAGGTTGTACTAAGGCAGGGATCGTAGCCATGATGGCAGCCTCCGATAACAGTGAATTACCTTCACCACCGGAAACGCCAATTTCGCTGGTGGTGAACTGAACGGGGTTGGCGTAACCGGCGTTATCGGAAACCGGCGCACCTTTCGGTGCCCCCGTCCAGCCCACCATAATTTTGGTGTGCGCAGACGCAGACGATAAAAAAGACGCTGGCGCGTCATATATCGCCGATAACATTTCCAGGACGCCAATCCCGGCACCCGTTTTATAAGGTGCCTGAACAGTGTAACGTCCCGGAATGACAGAATCAATGTGCTGGTGGTCCTTCACACTCAACAAAATCACGCCTGAATTTCCACAAAGGACTAAAGCACTCATGCGGGTAGTCTTTGCGAAGATAGATAACACGCTGTGTTTCTGGTTCCCAACGAATAACATGAACATAAAGCCCTCTTCCGTCACGAAACCAGCGGTTAAGTTCCTGCACAACTCGCCCCCCACAGTCAGGTAAAGTTCTCTGTGGTTACTTACAGCCAGGTGATTTGGTAATCTGCATTCATGCCGTAACAACAGGTGTTCTGCGACGCTGACCACCTGTTGTTGCGACAAACGGTTATTTGCCGTTAAACTGTTCATGCGTTAGTTTCTCCACAGACACAAAACGCCACGACGCCCGGAGCTGCACACTCGCGGGCGTCACTCTTTTCTGGAGCGCAGAAAATTTTGTAGACCAGTGCCGCATGCTCCTGGAGCTTCGAAATCGACAGATACAACTCATCATTAATTGCTGTCTGTTCTTGTGGCTCCACTACCCCATCTTCGATTGCCGAACGAATCTGCTTTGAGTAACTCCCGATCTGTTCAATGACTTCCAGCAGGCGTTGGTTGATATCAGCGTTCTCTACCTCCTCAATTTCAGGAAGTGATACAAACACCCCACCAGCAGACTGTGCGACAGCATCCGCAATGTGATGAGTACTAGCCGCACGCTGTAAAACCATTGCCCATCCCAACGGAAAAAACTGATCACCATCGGCACGAAGGCGATTAAATAATGCGTTCTCTGTTACATCCAGCCAGTCAGCAGCTTCAGCGTAACCACCCGGCAATGCCGCGATAGTTTTTCTGACAGCTTTCACGTACCAGTCAGGTTGTTTTTCCACTTTCCAGTGATGCTTACCCACGGCTTACCTCCTGTTCCTGTGGTTTAAACCCATTCTGGTTTTGGCTAGATTGAAAACGTGCCGGATAAAGAATCTGCATTTCGCTGATTTCACCCTTAAAAAAATTGGCCAGACGTTCTGCAAGATCGATAGATGGAATTTGTTCCAGTCTTTCAATACGACTCAGCGTCGCTGGATTGACCTGAACGCCCGCAGCAACATGCTGCAAAGTAAATCCGTGCGCCTTACGCACATTCCGTAATGGTGATTGCATATAACCTCCACATATTGCGTGATAAGCATATTATTTCACGCAAATATTTTGCGCAAGTTGATTTGCTTAACGCGCAATAAAGAAATGTAATAAACGCATGAACATAGGAAATCGAGTCAGACAACTTCGCCAGGCGAAGAACATGAAAATCGCCGATCTCGCTGAAGCAATAGGAGTGGATGCGGCGAATATCTCACGCCTGGAAACAGGTAAGCAGAAACAATTCACTGAACAAGCCCTGAGTAATATTGCCAGGAGCTTAGGTGTTGATATTGCTGATCTCTTTACCTCAGACTTCAAAAGTAATACTGTTTGTAAAAACAGTATTAGTGAGGATGTTGCGCAGGTGAAGGATGTATTCCGTATTGAAATGCTGGATGTCAGTGCCAGTGCGGGAAATGGCCTTATCCAGGGCGGTGATGTCATTGATGTGATTCATGCCATTGAATACAGAACTGATAATGCTGTATCGATGTTTGGCGGACGACCAGCCAATCACATTAAAGTTATCAACGTTCGCGGGGACAGTATGTGTCCAACCATTGAGCCAGGAGATCTCATCTTCGTTGATGTCAGTATCAATCAGTTTGATGGAGATGGTATCTATGTATTTGGTTTTGATGATAAAATTTATGTCAAACGACTGCAAATGATACCTGACAAACTACTGGTGATTTCTGATAACCAGATTTACCGTGAATGGGGAATTACCAGCGAAAATGAACACCGGTTTATGGTCTTTGGAAAGGTCTTAATCAGCCAGTCACAAACCCTTAAGCGACACAATTAACCCTTACCTCCTCATCAATCAGCCACCCGAAGGTGGCTTTTCATTACCCATCAAATTGCATATCTCGCAATAAAAACACTTGCATAATGCGCAACTTCATTTTATCTTTCTTTCCAGACCAACAAACAAGGTACTAACAAAATTTGGTTGTAACACGGCGTATGGCACATGCGTCGTTAGCGGTCTGGGGACGTTAAAGGGGACAATCCACTCCTTGCTCGGGCAAACAAACCAGGTAGCCGGAATGTGCAAGTCAATGATGATGCTGATAAGACGCCTAACCAGCGTGGCGATCCGGTTTGACACCTGGGAAGAGACCAGGGTGCAACGATGAGGGCATTTATGGAGCCGCGACAAAGTGTGGTGCCGTAACTGGCTAAGTGCTCTCAGCGTTGTGGTAATCCGCGAAATGGCGCGGCGGTAAGTATGGCGGGGTTACTCTTTCCCCGTTGAGGACACCGGATTGTCAGGTTGACCATACGCCTGAGTGACAACCCCACCACAACAGCCACTGCTTTGGCGGTACCAGTTCGTACCCTTGCTTCCGGCTGGTACCGCTCTTTTTACAAAACAGAGAAGAGCATCACCGGACGACGGGCTCATAACCCAATCCTCCCGGACGGCTGCCACCGCAGGTGTTCTTCTCTGTTTTGTGGAGAAACCAACCGACCTTGCCGGGTCGATATGATGAGGAGCAGCAAAATGGCTAGCGAACGCAGTACTGATGTGCAGGCATTTATCGGGGAGCTGGACGGCGGCGTGTTTGAAACCAAAATCGGTGCAGTTCTCAGTGAAGTCGCTTCCGGTGTGATGAACACGAAAACCAAAGGGAAGGTCTCACTCAATCTGGAAATCGAACCGTTTGATGAGAACCGTGTGAAAATCAAACACAAACTCTCATATGTTCGCCCAACTAACCGCGGGAAAATTTCCGAAGAAGACACCACCGAAACGCCGATGTATGTCAATCGCGGTGGTCGCCTGACTATTCTGCAGGAAGACCAGGGACAATTACTGACTCTTGCCGGTGAACCTGACGGAAAACTCCGCGCAGCAGGTCATTAATATCGTTCTTAATTAACCGATTATTTATCTCATCACTGAATATCTTTATATAGTGAGGACTTATTATGTCTCAGAACTTAGACGCAACCGCAATTAATCAAATCCATGCCCTTATTTCTGCTCAGGGTGTTAATGAAATTATCAGTAAGATTGGTGCCGATGCTGTGGCATTGCCTGAGAATTTCCGTATTCATGATCTGGAAAAATTTAATTTAAATCGCTTCCGTTTCCGTGGTGCGCTTTCCACTGCCAGCATCGATGACTTTACCCGTTATTCTAAAGATCTTGCAGATGAAGGCACCCGCTGCTTTATCGATGCCGATAATATGCGAGCCGTCAGTGTGCTTAACCTGGGTACTATTGATGAACCAGGTCACGCGGATAACACCGCCACTCTCAAACTGAAAAAGACAGCACCGTTCTCTGCTCTGTTGTCTGTTAATGGCGAGCGTAACTCCCAGAAGTCACTGGCAGAATGGATTGAAGACTGGGCCGACTATCTTGTGGGCTTTGATGCTAATGGTGACGCTATTCAGGCAACAAAAGCGGCTGCGGCTGTCCGTAAAATCACGATTGAAGCAAACCAGACCGCTGATTTTGAAGATAATGACTTCAGCGGCAAACGCTCCCTGATGGAGTCTGTCGAAGCGAAGACCAAAGACATTATGCCAGTGGCATTTGAATTTAAATGCGTTCCGTTTGAAGGTCTGAAAGAACGTCCGTTTAAATTACGCCTCAGCATTATCACTGGCGATCGTCCTGTACTGGTTCTGCGCATTATTCAGCTGGAGGCAGTGCAGGAAGAAATGGCTAACGAATTTCGTGATCTGCTTGTTGAGAAATTCAAAGACAGCAAAGTAGAAACCTTTATTGGTACTTTCACCGCCTGATTTCATTACTGCAAATGCCCCTGCGGGGGCATTTATGGAAACATAATTTACTCAATAATCGCCGGGTGGTGAGGGCTTCCTTTTACCAGAATTCAGCGCGGTGCAGCACATATACGTGGAGAACGAAATGTCATTTATTAAAACTTTTTCCGGGAAGCATTTTTATTATGACAAGATAAATAAAGACGACATCGTTATTAACGATATCGCGGTTTCCCTTTCAAATATCTGCCGCTTTGCAGGACACCTTTCACACTTCTACAGCGTCGCCCAACATGCGGTGCTTTGCAGCATGCTGGTACCGCAGGAATTTGCTTTTGAAGCATTAATGCATGATGCAACAGAAGCGTATTGCCAGGACATCCCCGCACCACTGAAACGCCTCCTTCCTGACTATAAACGGATGGAAGAAAAAATAGACGCCGTAATCCGTGAGAAATACGGGTTACCTCAGGCTATGAGCACACCCGTGAAATATGCCGATCTCATCATGCTGGCAACCGAACGCCGCGATCTCGGGCTTGATGATGGCTCTTTCTGGCCTGTACTGGAAGGTATCCCGGCAACAGAGATGTTCAACGTGATTCCACTGGCACCGGGCCATGCCTACGGGATGTTTATGGAACGCTTCAACGAGTTATCGGAGTTACGCAAATGCGCATGAATGTTTTCGAAATGGAAGGGTTTCTTCGCGGGAAATGTGTACCGCGAGATCTGAAAGTGAATGAAACAGATGCTGAATACCTGGTACGTAAATTCGATGCGCTTGAAGCTAAATGTGCAGCACTGGAAAAAAAAGTAATACCAGTGTCAGCTGAACTGCTGCCAGCAAATGAAAGTGTTCTGTTATTTGATGCTAATGGAGAAGGCTGGCTGATTGGCTGGCGTTCTCTCTGGTACACATGGGGGCAAAAAGAAACCGGAGAATGGCAGTGGACATTCCAGGTCGGGGACCTTGAAAACTTCAATATCACTCACTGGGCAGTAATGCCGAAAGCACCGGAGACTAAGAAATGAGCGTGATAAAAACTCATACAGGAATTGTTATCACCCGAGACGGTGACAAGCGGATGAAATTACATTCTACTGAAACGTCCTGGGTTGCCGGACGTTGTGAATCCTACGACAAAAAGACTGGTTACCGTTGGGGGGCGCCAAACATGCGTCGCCGTCTGCTCCTGGACAGCATCAGGCCAATTAAACAGGTAGCAACCAGAGAGCAAAATTAATTATCAGGACTGGAATTTGATATTACTGCCCGTGTGCAGCGGGCTAAGTGGAGAAAAGACTCATGAGCAACCGCTTCCTGACTGATGAAGAACTGATAGAGGCGACAGGGTCTTCCCAAAAGTCACTACAGAAAGAAGTCTTAACGCAGAATGGCATTTTTTTTATTGAACGCAGGGACGGTTCTGTAAAAACGACCTGGTTTCATATAAATCATCCCATTCAGCGTTTGGCTCCACCAGCAGGTTTCTCGCCCACTCCGGGTATGAACTTTGATGCTATAGAGTGAAATTATGGGTCGAAAACGAGCACCTGGTAATGAATGGATGCCGAAGGGGGTATATTTCCGCCCTTCTGGCTACTACTGGAAACCAGGGGGAACAACAGAAAAAATTGCATCAGCCAATGCAACAAAAGCAGATGTCTGGGTTGCTTTTGAAAAAATTGTAGAGGGGAGAAAAAGACGAATAACTTTTGCCCAGCTTTGGAAGAAATTTCTCAATAGTGCCGATTATGCAGATTTGGCACCACGAACTCAAAAGGATTATCTATCCCACGAAAAATATCTCCTTGCTGTTTTTGGCGAAGCGGAAGCAAAGACTATTAGACCAGAACATGTAAGGCGGTATATGGATGCCAGAGGAAAGAAAAGTCGTGTCCAAGCTAACCATGAGCACAGTTCAATGTCTCGGGTATTTCGTTGGGGATACCAACGAGGATATGTTCCTGGAAATCCTTGCGTTGGAGTAGATAAATTCCCTAAACCAAAGCGTGATCGCTACATCACAGATGAGGAATACATGGCGATTTATGAACACGCCAGTGAGCCAGTTAAAGCCGCAATGGAAATAGCTTATTTATGTGCAGCGAGGGTATCCGATGTCCTGAAAATGGACTGGCCGCAGATAATGGATAAAGGAATTTTTATTCAGCAGGGCAAGACGGGAGTTAAGCAGATCAAGGCGTGGACTGATCGCCTGCGCGCGGCAGTTGATATTTGCAGATCGTGGGGGGAAACAGGGTCAGTAATTAAAACCATGTATGGAGAGCGTTACTCTTACAAGGGGTTTAATGAGGCATGGCGAAAAGCAAGAACAGCGGCAGCCAACTATCTTGGAAGACCTCTGGATTGTACATTTCATGATCTGAAAGCTAAAGGAATTTCTGACTATGAAGGATCATCAAAAGAAAAGCAGCTATTTAGTGGGCACAAAACTGAATCACAAGTCATGGTTTATGATAGAAAAATACGCATCACACCAACATTAAATAAAAATTAGACTCTAAGTGCGCGTTAGCGCACTTATTCAAATAGTTCAGGGAATACTAATTGTAGTGAATTCATGAATTTATCAATATTTTCAGGAGGTTCTTGCTCACGAAACCACTTGTCACACACTTCATTGACATAAATTTTCGCTTGTCCGACCTTCAAGGATTTATTCTCTCGTCCACTTTTATCAGCAGGGTTATAGTGCAAACTTAAAATAAAATTTCTAACTTTTACTTCTTTTCCCTTTTTTGAAACTATATTGTAGTCAAAATAACATTCATCACCGGTAAACGCATTTGCTATGGGGCTCTTTTTAAAATGATATCGGCACTCATCAAGCCTATCAGAAATAGCCTTATATTTTTCAAAATCACCAGAGCTAAGGTAGCTGAACCAATTTTTAAAGTAACTTAATGAATCAAGTTTCTGATGGTAAATAAAGAAACCTGCATGTTTCTCATCAGAAATATATCTTGTTACTAACTGTAACATGCCTTCAAAGACACCATTATACGAATTCCCTCTTTTTGCTTCAGCGAGCCAAGTAAAGCTCTGATCACGATCCTGAACTGTAATATCGACGGAACCATTAGATTTTGTTTGTTCAGATGCGCTGTACCCAACACCTTTGAGAAATAAAACCAATAAATTAGTGATCTTATCTTCATCATCTGAATAATATTTATCCGCAGTCTTCTCAATATGCTTAATTGCTTTATTTATATCGGCATATAGACTTTGTACAAACACATCCTCATCGAATGGCTTCAAGTTTACCAGCGCGGCTAATTCGGCAGTTGTTATATTTTGAAGAAAATTATTTGACATTTAATATACAGTAAAAAGAAATGTTATTAACATCGAAATCATCTATTTCGCGCCCAGACAATAAACTGATCGGAGAAATATCACTAATCAGAGCATTATAGTAGCATTCTGCTGAAATAGGGATTTCTTCACCATCAAAATCATAATAGCAATAAGTTATATTAAATAATTTAGAATGTGCACCACAAAAATAACGGACTAACTTTAGCAAATCCGAGTCCGATTCACAGCCTGCCGCTTGCCTTAATACATTAATCGGGTAATAATTTTTATCATAATTATTTTGAATGAAATCCAAAACATTATTGAATAGAAAGATATCTTCTTCAGGAAAGATATCTTTCATTTCATCCAATAATATCCTTTGTTCAATCAAAAGCATCATTATGACCTTGATTCTATCATTTTCGTGAGATGACATTTTCAATTAAACCATTTAATGAGATTGTATCTTCAGGAAAATCAACATAAAATTCGCCACAAAAATTATCATCCAACCAAGATTTCTTATTTGGATCTAGACCCAATTCTGTAAAGTCACCGTTATTTCTGTAAAATCTTACGGCTACAGCACGTGGTGTATAAATATCATTTCTTTTCTTATTAGTAATCTCGACATCTCGAGCTTCATATGTCGGATCTTTGCGGCCAATGACATTAGCATCACAACCTGTATTAGAACCAACATAAATTATCTGAACTGCTTTCCCGAACGATCTATCAGTAATAATGCTATTGATCACATTATAAAAATTCAATTGTTCGAAATGAATAGTATTATTAGTACTGATGAGCATATCAAAAAATTTATTACGCACCGATGCAAGCGCTTTTGCTGTCTCCCGTTTCCCTAAATTTTTTGGAAGACGATACTCGATCCTATTTTTATTATGGGGAACAAATACTGTTATAAATTGTTGCTGTGGGGTATACGATAGTCCTAAACCGCGACTTCCCTTAATCTTAACACTATAAACATATGAGAAAATAAAAGCAAAACCATCGCCAGTATCAATTAATTTAGTCAGATAAAGACCTTTGACATTGTTCCCAAGTGAATTCCCATCATATAACTTTCTTGGATAAGAATTTTCATACCTTGAATCAGTTACACTTGTACTAAAAACATGTTGGATCACACTTTGGAAATTTGGGTCTTGTGTTTCGTCAATAGAATAATAGTTACTACCAGAAATTATTATTCTATCGATCATTTTCTCAAGTGAATTTAATGTAGCATTAGGAAATGCAGCTGTTGGATTCTGTATAGATGCCTCGATTGCCTTCAAAACCGCATCCATTCCACCTTTAACAGGTGGAAATCCATACACAGTTGCTATCTGAGAAATAAAGGAATATAGATTGGTCTGCTCAAGCGCAGTAATCAAATCAGATAATACTTGTTGATTATTGTTGGCAACAACAGGCGTAGCAAATGCGCTAGATGAATTCATGCTCAAGTCCAGTAGTTCCGTTTACGACGACTCAATCAAGATAATGTTAAGGGATGATATTAGCTAGTTTTTTTCTCTCAAAATTTTCTCAAGTTGAGCCGAATCACAGACAACGTTTAACATAACTAGTTGAATAGTGGCGGAGAGAGGGGGATTTGAACCCCCGGTAGAGTTGCCCCTACTCCGGTTTTCGAGACCGGTCCGTTCAGCCGCTCCGGCATCTCTCCGTATATTGCAATGATGCCAGGTAATTTGGCATTTTAACAGACCCTATTCGGGTAATTTTGTTCAAGTGACGAGTTTACGAGCAAAACGATGATTAAGTGGCCCTGGAAAGCACAAGAAATAACCCAGAACGAAGACTGGCCGTGGGATGATGCGCTGGCTATACCTCTTCTGGTAAACCTCACCGCGCAAGAACAGGCTCGGCTTATTGCGCTAGCCGAACGTTTTTTGCAGCAGAAAAGACTGGTAGCGCTACAGGGATTTGAGCTCGACTCGTTAAAAAGTGCACGTATTGCGTTAATTTTTTGCTTACCGATCCTGGAGCTCGGTATTGAGTGGCTTGATGGTTTTCATGAAGTGCTCATTTATCCCGCGCCCTTTGTGGTAGATGATGAATGGGAAGATGACATAGGTCTGGTGCATAGCCAGCGTGTCGTACAGTCGGGGCAAAGCTGGCAACAAGGGCCCATCATTCTGAACTGGCTGGATATCCAGGACTCGTTCGATGCTTCGGGTTTCAACCTCATTATTCATGAAGTCGCGCACAAACTGGATATGCGTAATGGCGATCGCGCCAGCGGCATCCCTTTCATCCCGTTACGCGATGTGGCTGGCTGGGAACACGATCTCCACGCGGCAATGAATAATATTCAGGATGAAATCGATCTTGTTGGCGAAAGCGCTGCCAGTATAGATGCCTATGCCGCCACCGACCCTGCAGAATGTTTTGCCGTGTTGTCAGAGTATTTTTTCAGCGCGCCAGAACTGTTTGCTCCACGTTTCCCGGCACTATGGCAGCGTTTTTGCCAGTTCTATCGCCAGGATCCTTCTCAGCGCTTACGGGTAAGCGCTGCCGAAGGCGACTACGGCGAGGAATCCGAACATTAATTCCTCACTTGTGGTTGAATTAACCAATTGAATTGGCGCGTTAATTTTACTGTTGACACGTTATAGCCGGCCCAGTATTATGCGCCTCGTTGAAACAATTCCTCTGTAGTTCAGTCGGTAGAACGGCGGACTGTTAATCCGTATGTCACTGGTTCGAGTCCAGTCAGAGGAGCCAAATTTAGGGAAGCAGACGTTCAGTGACGTCTGCTTTCTGCATTTATATCAACTGGTTATGCCCTTCTTCAGGTTCACCCTCGTTCACTAAAAACCACTCGAAGCCATACCCTTTTGCTGGTAAAAATGCTGGTAAAGCTGGTTCGATTTGTGTTTTACCAGCACGCGGAGGGAACCGTCATGTCACTTACTGATACCAAAGTAAAAAATACCAGACCATCGGAAAAGGCCGTCAAGCTCACTGACGGGTTTGGCCTCTATCTGCTGGTGCATCCTAACGGTTCAAAATACTGGCAGTTAGGCTATCGCTTTGATGGCAAACAGAAGGTGTTTTCCATTGGGGTTTACCCTGCGGTTTCACTTGCCGATGCCAGACAACGCCGGGACGAGGCCAAAAGGCTGCTGGCTCAGGGGATTGACCCGAACGCTAAAAAACAGGCTGATGAAAAAGTCCTTCAGGAGAAGCGGGATAAAACCCGCTCGTTCCGTGTCGTCGCCAAAAGCTGGTTTGCCACCAAAACAAAATGGTCAGAAGATTACGCCGATACTGTCTGGAAGCGCCTTGAAACCTATGTCTTCCCGGATATAGGCGACAGAAACGTTTCAGAACTGGATACGGGTGATCTGCTTGTCCCGGTCAAAAAAGCGGAAACACTCGGCTACCTTGAAATTGCCATGCGGATTAAGCAATACATCACCGCGATCCTACGTCATGCCGTCCAGCAAAAGCTTATGCGTCATAATCCGGCCTATGATATGGAAGGCGCTGTCCAGAAACCAGAGACGGAACACCGCCCTGCACTGGAGCTGGAAGAGATCCCGCTACTGCTTGAACGTATTGATGCCTACAAAGGTCGTGGACTGACTACGCTAGCGATTAAACTCAATCTGCTGATCTTCATTCGTTCCAGCGAACTTCGTTTCGCCCGGTGCTCGGAAATCGACTTCAAAAGTAAGTTATGGGTGATCCCCGAACAGCGGGAAGCGATTGAAAACGTCAAGCACTCGACTCGTGGGGCTAAAATGAAACGTCAGCACTTCGTTCCCCTTTGCAGGCAGGCTCTCAAGATACTGAAAGAGATCCGCCAGCTTACCTATGAAGAAGGTAACGAAGCAGAATTAATTTTCACTGGCTGTTATGATTCATTCAAACCCATGAGTGAAAACACTATTAACAAGGCGCTACGTAAGATGGGCTATGACACCACACAGAACATCTGCGGTCATGGTTTCCGCACACTGGCGTGTAGTGCCTTAATTGAGTCTGGTCTATGGTCAGAAGATGCTGTAGAGCTTCAAATGAGCCATAAGGAAAGTAACAGCGTTCGCGCAGCCTATACCCATAAGGCCAAGCATCTTGACCAACGCCGCCTGATGCTCCAGTGGTGGGCTGATTTTCTTGATGAGAATCGGTATGAGATGGTCAGGCCGTTTGAGTTTGCTCAGAAACAATAATCACCTTCCTACAAGCAAACAATCGCATTAAATCAAAAAATACAGGGAGGTTTTACTCTCCCTGTTACTTATCACTTACGCCCTTTGTTTGATTGTGCCAATACCGAAGCAGCAAGCTGCTTCGTTAATTCGCTAGAGCGTGGGTTATCAAGGGCCGATGATGCCTTATGTTCCATTTTGCCACTGGTCTGGTTTGACGTCCCACGTTGAGAAAGCGCGGAACCCGCAAGGCTTTTCTGGATGGCTGAGGCATTAGGATCAGTCAGCGTTTTTGCAGCAGTAGAAGCCACATTTTCAGAAGTCTGTTTTACATTTTTACTCATTAAACGCATCCCCAAAAGTCATGAACATCACTTATGTAGTGTCTTCATCAAAAAAATCACTATATGCAGTTATAACCATATTCTTTATAAGCTTTAATTCCACTAAAGACAACATCATTGCTGTATAAAATCACAGTATACGTGTAGTTAATTGATTTTATTTATAAAAATATTTTGTCTAACAGGAACAAGATACGCTAAAAGCTCATTGTCATCCTGAAATTGTTGCCTTCTGAAAATCAGTGGGGAGGCCGTGCTCATAATACGCGAGGAATATCATTGAACATGCGTTAGCTCACCAGTTAGAAGATAAGGCCAAAGCAGAGTATCAACATGGGACGCTATGGGCTAAGCATGTGGCATTGATGGATGATTGGACGGGGTATCGCACAAGTGGTATCCAATCTGTTTATCAATACAGTATTATATATTTACAACATGATTATCATGCTTAGGTAATTATTTTAAATAACGTGTCTTAATCGGCATTTATTGCATTATAGTCGTTATTTTCCAGTTCATCCATTGAAAATGTTTTTCTTTCGGAGTCTCGGAGACGTTTTAAACTATTTTCAAGAACACCGACTTTTTCTAGATATTTCTCTATGTCTTTAAATTTTGATTCCTTTATTATCTCATATATAGGGGATAATATCATGTTTTTCCTTACAACATCATCTTCTTTCATAGACCGATTATAAGCATTATTTACTCTCAATACAGTTTCCCTAAGATCATCTACAAAAATGAATATATTATTGAGATCATCATCTAATTTTTTTCGCTCTTCTAATAGTTCATTATTTCGCGCTTCTTGGTTTTTGACAATTATATCAAGCCGTTCAAGTTTTTCTTTTAACTCGCTCGTATTGTATTGAGATTCAGATTTTATTCTTTCAAGTTCTGCTTTATGTTTTGCTTCACCTTCAATCATATCTATTTCATGTTGACGTTCAATCACTCTAATAGAGTTCATACTTTTTACCCTACGAGAGTCCCTTTTGGAGGAAAGAGTACAGATAATATCGTCCGACTTAAGATGGAAAAATTCTATCGCTCTTGATAAAAAAGGCATTATTATGGTTATGATTATACCGTAAACAATAGGTTGCCAAAAGTTAATGCCCTGCATTTGAACTATCGACGTCCTATACTCAATGTTCCCTTTTCCAAACATAATAAATAATATCTTATCCCAATTATCAATACAGAAGGCTGAAATAACATATACATATAATGGTGTCGTGAAACGCTCGATCAAGGAACTTTTTATGTTATTGAAAAATGATTCCTCTGATGTTTTCTCATTGCTCATATCAATCTTCTTATAGAAAAATTAGTTTAAAAAGGGACGAACGAAATACTCGTCAACTCTAAATTTATTATCTGTGAATGTATGAATGGCATCAATACCTTCATGACATTTCCCTATTAATTCTCTAAGTATATTTTGCCTTTCAGTTTCTGTGCTTTGACTTACTTCATCCACTACATTAATCAATGGAAAACTTAATTTATTCCTATAGATATTTTTAATTATTTCAAAAGACTCTTTAAAATCATCTCTGATCTTCCATCTATGGCGTTCAATAATATTGGAACTGATAGTTACAATTTCAATTTGTGTATTAGACAGTCTATTGGTAATTTTCTCCAACCGAGTTTCCAATATATCATTTGGAATTCTATTGGATGTCATTGATAACAAAACGATAACCAATTTATGCAAATCAATTCTATATTGAGGATACAGTTCAAATATCAATTTTTTTGCATCATTATATGCTTCCTCATCATTTTTACTTTTGAAATAGCTCTTAGCCTTAAAAGCGCCATAAATCGCAGAACCGGCGATCATCACATTAGATATAGTATTAATCCAATCTGTAGTATTACTCATTTCCCACCATATCGTATACATAAAACAATAATCGATTATACACATTTCTATACCTAATAATAAATATCAAATGACATTCATTTTAATGATATTAATGCAAATTTCATAATGAAGGGGAATGTATCCATTAAGAATATTGGAGCAAAAATGACCAACTAAACGCGTAAATTTATTGTCCACGCGCCAAGCAACAGTGGTCATTCCGGGCACGCCAAAAGACTAAGCACCTTTACCAGCGGAGCTAAATACTTCAATGATGGAGATCATGTTCAGGTGTTGAAGTATAGAGTTAGAACGGCCTGATAAGAAAGTCCTCTTTTATCGATATATTATTAGGTAAAATCAATCGCCTACAAGTACATAGATAGTGTAGTATACACCATATGTAAATATCTCAGGGAGTTAATCTGATGTCTATAAGCACCACAATGTCAAATATCAACAGAATACAAAAAGACATTGCTAGTCTACAAAAACAACTTTCTGATGAGCAGCGTAAAGAGGCCCAACTTTCAGGAAAAATCAATCAAATAAAGCGTAGCGTCACTAAGTCAACGTCTTTAAGCACATTGAATTCCAAAATGTCAGAGATCTCTCGTCATAAAAATGATATTTCAAGATGTAACTCTAAAAAAGCAGATATTAATAAAAAAATAACAGCAAAAACTGGAGACTTACACCGTTATCAATTACAACTCATTAAAGAGCAAGAGAATGACCAGAAAAAAAGAATTGCTGCACAGAAGAAACTTGAAAAAGAACAATTAGATTACCAGAAGAAAATCACACGAGAATTGAAATCGCAGAAAAGGGCAATATCTCCAAGCCATAAATTCAATCGTCCAGTCATCAACAAATCTGATGAGACAGAAGATATTACAGAGAGTTATGATGTTTTTATCTCTCATGCAACAGAAGATAAAGATAGTTTTGTCCGTCCCCTTGCTGAGTTGTTAAGAGCAAAAGGGATAAATGTATGGTATGACGAATTCTCTTTAGGCTGGGGTAAAAGTCTACGTAAGACAATCGATTATGGATTAGCAAATTCTCGGTTTGGAGTTGTTGTTTTATCTAAATCCTTTATCAAAAAGGACTGGACAGAGTATGAATTAAATGGTTTGACTGCTAGAGAGATGAGCGGTGAAAACCAAGTAATACTGCCTATCTGGCACGAAGTATCTAAATCTGATATTTTAAAATTCAGCCCTACACTAGTAGATAAAATGGCATTAAATACATCGATAAATACCATTGATGAAATTGCTGAACAGCTTGAATCATTATTGAAATGAAATAAATATTTAAGCGAAAGGGAACTCTCCATTGGAGAGAATACATATCACTTGGGAAAACTGAATCAACTCATTGAGCTGTAAACTACTCCCTATATATTAGACAATCAGATATATTATAAAAGTGAATATCTTTAAAAGACACTTATTAAATAATATGTTATTTATTAAAAGTTAAATTTTATTATAATGTTTAAACACAAACATTAATTCCTCAACAGTTAACATTATTGGCATGCATATAATCTTCTGTAATTACTATAAAAGTGATCATTCTTTCCACCACCACAACGTTGATCATCATATTGAGCAATTAACGTTCCTGATAAATAGCTGTATTTTGAGCTATATGCCGATCCCGGACAAGAACATCCCCTTGTATCGCTGTTTGGTATTACACACTTATAGCCCGATACTTGGTCTGTGATCGTGATATAAATACCTTTTAATCTATCACCACTTACTGTTTGCCACTTACCACTGACGCAGGATAAAACCTTACCCATACTGTCTCGGCCCACCAGACCATTAGGCGTACATTTCGCATTTAAAGTCGCCTGATCATTAAAATAGTCATTGTGCCTGAACGATATAATTCATGGCAACATTCTTAGGTCTTGTTTCATTACCTGCCCGAACGACTCTCGAAGCATCAAACGTATATTTCCTTACTTCATTGCTTTTATGACCTTCATCACCTTCACCTAACGCACCACTATCCGCGAAAGCGCCACTCACATATTTACCGATGTTTCCACTCTGTGATACATCAGCCGCCATATGACCTGTAATATTTTGAATCTGATCATCCTGATAAGAATTAATAACTCTTCCTGAGTCAAGTCCTCTTCCCGAATCCAGCCCTCGAATAAATACTCCTCTTAAATCAGGAGGTCTTCCTCTTGGATAGGCTTTTGCTAACTGAGGATATAGGGCAGTATTAAAAGATTGTCCCCTGCATATTAACCAACCTACAGGCGCTGTATTTGAAGGCCAAGGAACAGGTGAACCAACTGGCAGGTTACTGACAACAGACCATTTTCCATTAACGCAGGATAATATATTTCCCATGTTGTCTTTAGATATCAGGCCTATACTTGGACATGTCCCACCAGTTGTATTCGTCGATGTAGGTTGTAGAGTATGTCCCTGAATATTTCCAGATGCTGCAATACTACCAGTGCTTCCTGTCCCCGGAGTAATAGCAAAATCACCTTGGTTGGTTTGTTTCCCAAAAACCTGAAGCCTTGTTTCAGTACTGGTGCCACCATTTCGCCAGATGGTTAGCGGCTTAACAGTATCTAATCTGAACTCATAATCGTTAGCATCTCCACCACCAATACTGAAACTATCACCACCACCGTTATGACCATTAAATTGTCCACCGGATGTGATACTTTTACCTGTATCTAATGTTCCACTAATCGTTCCATTACCAATCGTAGACAGCCCTCCACTAATTTTCAGCGTAGTGAGATCTGTTCGATTGCTTGCCATATGAATAGATAAGGTCTTATCCTTAGACATGGTTATTTCATAGTCGTTATTAACAGCATCGCCGCCAAAATGTATGGCATCACCATAACCATTATGCGCTATTATTTCTTGTGCTGCGATTATTTTCCCTGCGGAAGAAACATCCCCACCAAAGATCCCCGTTCCCGATGCGGTAATGTTCTTGGCATTATTAATATCGTTAGTGCCCATATTGAGATTTCCAGTCATAGGCAATGTTCCATCGCGACGCAAGTAAACAGAATACATAGAACTATCATAGCCCACACGGTAAACCAGTAATCCTGCTTTATTAATTGCCGGGTAATCAGTAGACTTTTCTGTCCACACTCCATTATATCCTGATGCCTGAGCAGGCGATTTCGTCATACCGCTATCAATACCTGCTGATTGCATCGATTTTCCTAACAGGTCGTATCGCGTTTTTCCACCTTCGACCCAAGGTATCGTCGTAGCAATCAAACCATTGATAACATAGTTTGGTGATACGCCTGATCGTTTTAACAGGATTTTATAAGAAGACTTTTGGGCATTAACTCCCGCATATGTAGAGGGCAAGAGACTTTCATTCACCAGCGTCTGGTAAGTGATTTCACAGCCATTAGCCGTACAGGTTCTTGGTCCCGGATCGCTACTTTGACTGCGTGAAGATGACAGTGTGGAAAGCTTATTATAGCGAATGCTAATATAACGGTTAACTGCTTCGCCAACCTGTTTCATTTGAAAGCCTACCGCCTGTGCCATTACTGCTTCCTGTTCTTTCCTCATGTCCTGAAACTTCATAAAACCAATAAGAGAACCTATACCTAAAACGATGGTGATCTCTAATAGAGTAAATCCTCTTTTCTTTATCATAATTATATCTCCCATCTGAAAATATGATCCAAAAAGGGGCATAAAGTGCCCCTTTAATTAAATAGACGTGAATACTAATGTATTACTTGTAGCGTTATTACATGCTGCGGCGGTAGCTGCTACATCAAGGGTACCATCTGCAGCTTTTACTACTTTAGAACCCACTTTAGCAGTGTAAAAATTGCCTGCCGCCGCTGTGGTTATTTTCACACATTCTGCTGCTGGCACGTTGTCATATGTGATAGTGAAAGAAGAACCTGCCGCAGATGACGGACCTGTAGCTGCCGCAGCCAGCGTCACGTTCCCTTTGAATGCGTTAATTGGTTTAGCTGCATTGCCTGTTCCACTTAACATATTATCAGGGAAGATTTTTGCCTGAACAGCTACGGTATTCGTTAGCCCAGTAAAGCTGGATGCTGATGTATAGAGTGCTTTGACACCTGCCTGTATGGTGGCAATATTATTACTTTCCGCTTGCGCTCTTTGTGAAGCCTGAACCTTGGGATACACAATAAAAGCCGCTACTACTAATGCGGCAATAATCCCCAGAACAAGTAATAATTCGAGTAATGAGAAACCTTTTTTGCTTTTTCTTTTACTATTTAATAAAACCATTATTATCTCCTTTATTTATTTTAATGATATCTCCTGTTATAACGCTTCTCTCATTTCTGGCAATAGATGGCGTAAGATATATTTAACTCTATCTGATAGACGGATGAATTGAAAAAGGCAAAGATCGCTCTTTGCCTTTTGGGAGATTTAAATACAACATTTATTATCACAGCGTTTGTCATTATCACCTTCCCATGAGATATATAATCATATCCGATGAAAAAGTAATAATGACGTTTACTACATAAAGATAAAAATTAACAGATTACTGGTCGAACAGAACGCATGATTGATTGAAAAGGAAAAAATATGTATTAATAAAGTATTATCCTGCGCTCTGTTCTTTTATATAGATAACAGATATTAATTAGATATCAACCCCTGTCATGAAATTTATTTAATATTTTTTATTTTTGTCTGCCATCCATTTGAGCAAGAAACCATCTCCCTGCTTTTATATATTTGACTCTTTCAATATCATTCAACTCAGATGCTGAAAGTAAAATCCCCATAACAAGTTCCTTATCCACCTGTTCGATACCACAATTCATAGCCTTGGCTACTTCTGCCCCAAGAATAATCTTAAGCCTTGTTTCAACTTTCTTTTGTTCTGATTTCTCCATTGACTTTAAACGGTTAAGTTCAAGTTGAGCAAATGCCACCTTTTGTTTTAATGTTTTTTCTGTTCTTGATCTTTTAGTTTCATTATCCATGATTATTACCTCTTATTGTTTATACGTATTTAATTATCACAAAGGTAAATAACGTCAAATTTACACCGTTTTGTCAGAAGGAATAGTTCTGGAGCATCCATAAATAAAATAGTGCAATACATGCGATAGTAATCACTAACACAAAACATCTGGCACTCTCCGCGTTACTTATTTTTGTACTTTTGTTATTTTATTTTCACCTATCAGCTTTAAACTCTATTTTTCAACCTCAACCTGTGAATTGTGCAACACATAACACTCTCCGTTTTATTAGCTTTTTTCTTCAATTTTAGCTATCCCGCCTTTCGGCGGGAACAATTAATACTTCTTTTGCCATTACGGGCCTTTTCTTTATTTTTTCCCTTCGGACGTGAAACCTACACCTTTAATCCAGTTCGTGTCGTTTAATTTAACGCATCATTTTACAACTATCAGTATATTTCGTATTAATTAACTAAGGGGGAGTTTTTACATTGGCTTATTTTTTAAAGACAATGCCCACCTATACACTGCTACGCAGTGTGTGGGGTCTACCGACGGTTGCCTGCCGCAGGCTAAAAGCAAAACCAACGTCAACCCCGAAGTTTTTCTTACGTAAAACTAACGGCAGCATTTATATTTGAGGTTAATTTATTAATGGCGATTTTTCATCTGGATTTTAAAATTGTGAAACGAAGCGAAGGCATGACTTCCGTTGCGAAGGCTGCCTACCATACCCGTACACGTATTACAGATGATCGCATCGGTGAAACATACGATTTCAGCCACAGAACAGATCTATATGGTCATATTATATTGGCACCTGTTTCCGCACCTGCTCATATTGTTGAAAGCTCCTCAGCATTGTGGAATGAAGTTGAAAGAGTGGAACGCCAGAACAACGGACAAACAGCGCGTTATTTTGATGTCGCTATCCCCGTAGAACTCAGCAATGATGACAAGAAAAAATTAGTTGCCGAATACTGCCAGAAAAACTTTGTCGATAAGGGGATGATTGCTGATATCGCATTTCATGATCTGGACAGTAAAAACCCACATGCTCACGTCATGTTAACCCTGAAAACCATTGGTCCAGAAGGCTTCGGCAAAAAAGACAGAAGCTGGAATGATAAGAAGATGGTTGTTCAGTGGCGTGAGTCGTGGGCCACGATGTCAAACAGCTACCTTGAGACCGCAGGCCGTGAAGAACGTATCGATCACCGTTCTCTCAGAACTCAATGTGCTGATGCCCTTGCCCAAGCAGAAGAAGCATTCAGCGCTGAAGAAAAAGCCTTCTGGCTTGCCAAAGCAACCGAAACAAACCGTCCAGCAATGCAACGAGTTCATCGTGCCAAGTGGAATAACACCGAGTCACAGGAACAGCGAGCTACAGAACAAGCTTTACGTGATCAGCAAATAGAGGAAGCGAAGAAGGTCTACAACACATTCAGTGAGCTACCACTGGAGATCGTGGTTGATGTCAGAAGCTTTACGATTACACATCTTGCTGAACCCGAAGAAATCGTTATCCCTGACTTCCCGGCTACAACTAAACAGCAACCTGTTATGACGACACACGCCACAAGCAGAAGACCAGCAACAAAATCTTACCGTAATCCCAATAAGGTCAGTAAAGTAAATGTATCAGGGAAGAAATCTCCCGTTCTGATTGTTCCTGAACCAACTGCATCCACTAAATTGAAAACCCCATCTATTCAAAACACCAGAGCGAAGAACCGCGCTCCGATGAGGAGTAGGAAACAGACCAAGCCCCGCCAGAATGGTTTGTTTAAACGTTTCACGCTACTGATAGTAGGATATATAAGAGAGAAATTTATATGGGCCAGAAGGAAACCCGATACCACTGATGCTGACCATGATAAGCGTATCGCAGAGAACTATGTCTATGATGAAGTGCTGGGTATCAATGTTCCACGCTCGGAGTTTGAAAAACGCGCTAAATTTAACAATGACCAGACATCACCAGAAGCAAGCATCTATGGCAATGAATCAGACCATGACAAAACCGTTCGTTTTCCAAGTCGTCCGAAAGATGTACAAACAGAGATTGATAAATACATAGATCTCATACCATCAAGCCCCTCAGAGTATTCAGGAAAGTCCCATGTTTCAAAGTTGAGACCACTGGCATATCGTAATAATAATTATAATGAATAGCAAAATAGAAAATACATTTTTATTTAAGCTCCATAACTGGCCTTTGATTTCAATATTTTTATGCTGTGTTCAAAACCATTATACTGCAAAAAGTTAACAATATCGCTTTCTTTAAATTTATTGTTTGGACCTAATATCAATTCTGAAACGGCATCTTTTGGGAAACCTAATTCGTAATATGATATAATTTGATTATTGGATATTCTATATTTCAGATCTTTAATTGATGATGATTCTGGGTATTCATATCTTCCTGTATCAAGAGTTTGATAAACTAATCGTACTTCTTTTTCCTCCTTAAATGCTGGGTTTTTAGTCGTGGTATTTAAGTGAATAATATTGGAAATTAATTCAAGGATGCATTTGTCGTAGCGGTTAAATTTTGATGTTGATATAATTTCATTCATATAGTATTTTTTTATGAATGAATATCTTGATAATATCCTTTCAGCTAAGCATTCAATTACGTTAATATCCATATAAGATATATCGCTAAGAGTTAGTCGGTGTTTAGGATCAAGGTTATTACCTATAATCCCATCATAGACATCGAGCTTTTCTCTGTCGAATCCGATGGATACACCAAAGCCATCTTTTGCATACGCACGCCATTGACTTAAAATATCCCCAGATTTAGATAGACAACAAGCAAATGGTGTTCCAATAGATATATTGTCATCCAAATGTGCTATAAACTGGTCAACGCAGTTAGCATCTAAGTTTTTATATAAATATTTTTTAAGTGTAGAGTAAAACCACTTTTTCTCCATGTAATCGTTCATATGATCCATAGAGCTTAGCCATAATCGCTGATTCTGAATAATACTGAAGAAAGATTCAGGGCTGCAATAATGATAGATTGTATTCATCTTATTCAAAGTCCTTTTATAAGAGACAATTTCTAAAATCATCATACCACACAATTTCATTACCAGCACATCTGTTTCTAATATCAGGGAGCAATTTGTCAGGTAAGATGCGAACCTGATTTATTAAGGTCTCAGCTCAAGGTCGATTAAGGGCACTCTATCCAATCCTCTTATATAGATATAAACCATACTCCTATAAATCAAGAATATAGTTTTTGTTTTATGCTTAATTACATTCTTCGCCTAAACACTACATTATCAGCAAAAATAACTTTGCCAGCAACAAACCCTACGATAGCAATTATCGGAAGGCTGATAGTAGCTCCTGCCATACCGATCAACGTCGATAAACCAAAAGTCAACAACAAAACAACAGCAGCATACCAGCCGGGATAAGTGCCACATAACACAGTCGCTAAGCAACCTGTGCAAACGTGAACCCCACGCTGGCTCTCTTTGAAACAGAACGGGCATTTGATGGTATTGTTTTCCATATTGGTTTCCTTAATTGGCTTTCCAGCCATTGCTGGTCTTAAAGAGATTCATTGCACCATCAGCAGGTTCATTCATTCCTTTAACACTGGCGAATGCCTTTTTGTCAATCCAGTTCGGAACGTCAACCAGCTTCCACGTATAAGACACACGAACTACTTTCTGATTACCGTTTCCCGGCTCAGTCCATTCCTTAATCTCGTCAACAGCACGACGACCAACACAGGCACCGTCTGTTGTGCTCCAGACTTTGGCTTTTTTGCCTTCCTCTGTTATCCCTAATACGTTCGAGTCATAGCCCTGTTCAAAAACCATCAGGCCCTGCTCAATAAAACCGTCGAGGATCACTGAATTCGTCCCTGTGCCAGTCGAATCAAGCCGTGGCTTGGCAAGACGGATCGGGAAGCTGGTGTTATTGTTATCCAGCGAGAAGCAGTATTTGTCCTGCCCAATCTTGGCATTGATCGCTTTCTCAAACTCACCTTTCTCACCACATCCCGCCAGCGCCAGAGCCGCGCCAGCAACGAGTAAAATCTTCTTCATCTGCTTATCCATCCTGATAATCAAAATTGCGTATATTTTTTGACCTAATCCGGTCAGGGCTAGAGTTGTTGCGGGATCCGGCTGATATCACATGGCAAAACCACCGCTTAACCAATTGATAGGATTCAATTCTTTTAGCGTCTCGTCATATCGTTTAAAACGATCAAAAACAATCTTATGATAGTTTTTAACTATCATAAATAGATATTCGATCGATAATAACAATTAATAACCGATCGATATCACACTTTCAATCGTTATAATCTATCGATAACTAATTATCGATCTTTTATATCGATCATAATTTCAAGTTCTGATAGCCTTGCAACGCCGAGACCGACGCCATGAGTTTGGTGCTGTAGGACGTATAAAACGAAGCAAAGCTCTGTGAGCGGGTTCAGTCTCTTTAACTCATTTACATGGAGGAAGTAAGAGTGGAAGCAACAGGTATCGTATTTTTAGTGGTGCTCTTCGTCATTATCATGACCGCAGCAGATATACAGAAGAAAAAGCACTACAACAGCTTTACGGAAGTTCTGGACGGCGACATTCTTTCGTATGAATGCCAGCAGACAGGTATTGTTATTGATACTCAAAAACATACTGTCCGTATTTTCAATAAAGATAAAGACAGCACATATACTTTTGATGAAATCCGGGAAATAAATTATACGCTTTCAGAGGGTGGTAAGTTTTACGGCAATGGAACATTACGAGGTATGAATAATGCGGCTATTGCTAACTGGAGAGAACAACTTTCAGCTAATAAACGGTCTGGTCTAAATATTTTAACCGATGATATTAAAAATCCCATGTGGAAAGTTAATGTTCCCCTGAAAAATAAAAGCACCTCAAATCACGAACTTTGCGAGCGGTGGATGCTGGTATTTAAAAAGTATGTTTTCTAACCTGTTACCTTTCATCTATTTATAGAACAAAAATGAAAAAATTATTATTTGCTATTTTTATCATACTTCCGCTTGGTGGCTGTACCGTTCATGGTAATAAATCTCTAACTGATGAAAATCATCAGACGGTTAAATTAAAAATCGTCAAGGGTAAAACTACCCAACGAGAAATTCTTGCTGCCTTTGGAGAACCTCAGACACGCGCTACGAATGATGGACAGGAGATGTGGAACTACTCAAGTATGACGGGAGAAAGCCAATTATCTAACTACATACCCGGCCTTGCTCTATTGACCAATAGCAGCACGGCACACATTAAATCACTGGATATCTGGTTTAAAGGTGATGTTGTGGAACGTTATAATTTTAGTCAGACAGCCAGTAAAGTTACACGAGGTATGATTGATTAGTGGTTTCATTTTATTTTTATGAAAACTAACTTCATGAGTAAGATCATTTCCCAAGGAAGTGATCTTACTCTATATGATTAGATTATATTCTTTCTAACACTCAATACTTTTTCAACATAATCAGTTTCGAATTTACTAACAGATGCAGTCCCATAAAAGAATTCATTATTATAAACCATTCGATGCTTAGCTACAGCATCAAGAATAAACCTAAAACTAAATTGCCTCTCGATATCCATCATCCCACTATAAAACATATCAAGTGAAGGCATCCAATCGTATAGGTAACGACATTCATCAAGCACCAACATATCCATATACATATTGGTGTCTTTTGCTTTGTATTTCCATCTCAGTGTTTTTTCCATATTTACATGATAAGGTACGGATAACTGTCTGAATAAAACCTCTTTAATTTGATGAAACAAAAAAAGATCACAAAATGGATAAACTTTTTGATACCAATTTATTTTATTGAGATTTCGCAGAGAATCACTATAGAAATTATTCTCTGTACGCCCTTCATTTAATAGAAAGTGCATATTAGAAATGTTTTTTATTAAATCATGAGCATTACCATTAGCACTCATTTGCGATAAAAAAGACTGAGCATAATCGTTAAAATCATCATCGCAATAAATATCTTGATAGTAATTCTTATCTTTATTATTGTATTTTTTATCTATTGATGCAATTGTCCAAAGGATTGGAAATAGCCCTGAATCAACTAAATATCCCCACCATTCCCATTACTATCAAAATGAAATAAATCATTTACGCTTTTAGTTAGATCGTTGTAATTAGAAATTTTAAACATATTTTTATATAAAGAATGCGATGAGGTGAAATTATCATATGGAGAGATCACCGAAATCAGATCAACTAATAATCTCGTTATATACTGCCCATAGAAATCTTCAATTTCACATTCAACTTTTTTATGCCACTCATCAAGGCTATAACCTTCAGAAATTGCACCATCAGTACAGTTCCATTCAGGATTATTACTCTCCAGTGTTGATTTTGGATAGAGATAACTCGCAACTAAATTTACGATATTTTTATGTTCATTCGCGTTTTGTTCTTTTGACGGTAGACTTACATTTGTTATCATAACACCAAGAGGTGAAAGCGCATGATATTTTAATATTGATGTTATTGCCTTTAATGTTTTCTGACCAGCTTTCTTACTCGGCAATGGCCCACAGAAATCAAGATATATAAGATCAAATTTCTGCGGTGACACCTCAAAAAAATCCCCAACATTAGCTTTAATTAATTTTATAAACGGAAATTTTGAAGCAAGTGCTGAAATTACAGCCTCATTATATATTTTAGCATCACTTTCAAATGCCCAAATATTTTCTGGCAAAAGCCCCATATCAGTCATTTCAGTTAAATCATTTTCAGGGTTAGGCCCAGATAAATATGCGACTTTAATACTACGTGCAGTCCTATCCTGAATCACTGAATCATAGAATTCCTCCCACCGAATTATTGTTTCCTCCGATAACTCATCAACAATAAACGCACGTGGATCACTCTCGTCTTTCCTATAAAACGCTTTAACTTTTCGAATATAGTCTTTAGGAGCTAAAGTCGAGTCTTTTCTACACAAAGTAAGCGCCTCAATCGCAGCTTTTAAAACACTTTTACGAGCTATATTTTTATTTTCTTCTTTATACATTATTAAATTCCACTCTATGATTTAGCATTCACATTTTAGTAAAAATATCAACTAAGGTATAATCTGAATAGACTCAGACATTTTAATGTTGCCAATGCGTATGGGCAGCCCACCTTCTTGCTGGCATAACTTCTTAATGGATTGCCACTCCGCTTTTTCAGACTCCATGTGAGCAGCGAGCGAATCAAATGCACCTTCGGCTACAACGATGGTAGGTTCTTCATCTGTTTCATTGCCAGTCGACTCCGCATTTGGATTTTCAGCGCGTTCTTCTTCCAGTTCAGCCAGACTCGCTTTCAGCTCATCAAGACTGCTGGCGGCGTCTTTTGGTGCATAGAAGAACAGCCCGCTAATGAAGATGGCTTCCATAACCTCACTGAAAGAAAACGAGGTATCGCCATAAATGAAGCAACTGTGCTTCGAACTCTTCACACCCGATATGTTTTTCTTCAACAAACCGTCTTTCGGTGAAGTCATCAATGTCTGTTTGCTATAGAGGATTACAGGCAGATTCTTTATCTCGTGAACATCACCACTGATGCTCCATCGTTCTTTATCACCTTTAATGAAGCCAGAAGCCTCACAGCCACTTTCAATCTCAAATTCATCTGTCAGAACGCGTTCCCGGTTTAAATAGTCAGAAAAATCCTCTCCATCCTGCATCTCCTGACGTTTATAAGCGCGGTAAACCATGCTACGGCGATCAATCCCAATCCATTCAATATCCCATGTCGTTGGCCCGGACGGTTTTCTTACCTCATCTATATAAGCACCAACATCTCTGTCCAGATAAGCCGCTAACAAAGCCTTCCACGGTTCTATTGCCAGAAAGATACTTGCCAGCGTTGTTCCTTCTTCAATCAGAACGGTATGGTGGAAGAAACGGAGAAGAAAGAACGGATCGGTATCGGCTATGACGTTCTGGATGGATAGCAATGGAACGGCAGCGGTTTCATCGTAATCGGACTGAAACCGTAGTATTGAATCGGAACAAAAAATTAACTGACCTTCCATCGCTCATCCTCCTCCTGTAGTTATCAGATTAAATATTTTACCAGATCATAGGTTGTTATAGCATTTTACTTTTTGCTGCTTCATATTCATTAATATGGTCCTTAAAAGTGCTTATCGCTTTTGGCAATGACCTGTTAAGTAAACCATTAACTTCCTGTGATGCTTTTCCGTTTCTGATTACCACGATATATCCAAGAGTTAGATCTTGTCTTATCATTGGATTTAATGGTTCTATGCCTATGCTAATCCCCGTGTTTTTATATTTAGCAACCGGATACCCAACTGAACTGTGGATAACAATATTGCCGCTATCTGCAAGCCTTGATAATATTCTGTCGCTGTATATTGTTTTTCTTAAATCCTCTAAAACAGGGATATAGTGTCTACCCATGTTTCCTGTTAAAGTTGTAGGTATATAGATCTTTGTTTTTATTTTCCGCATGACATTTTTCCTGTTATTGTTTTTATTTAATACCATGCAACCAGTCGTAATATCAAAAATATTTATGATATTTTGATAAATATTTTATAACATCTGTGATTTTATAGTTTCTTCACTCATCTGTGTGAGTTCTGAAACCAAGCGAATATAAATATTTTTCAACCTGTCTTTATCACAACGACTTACAGAATCTGATAAAAGATAATGACTATAATTATTGACACAAATGTTGTTGCCGTTTTCAAGGGTTAATTTCAATCCGTGTTCTGTATCTTCTACTTTGCTTACAATACAGATCATAAATGGTGTTTTGTCATGTGGATGGAAGAGTGTGATCATTTTGATATTGTTCATTGTATTTTCCTTTTATTATTTTATTACTGTTTAATACTCTATCGTAAGCGTAAAAATCAAATATATTTTTATTTAATTTATGATTTTACTACTGATTATTAAACTTCTTTTTGAAAAGATCTTTATCTCTGTGCTTACGCACGCTACGCCCTAAAACTGACATTTTGTATTTTACTACTATGAAGTAATAAGCGAATGTATTCGATCATAGTCAGTTCTATTTTCCTTTTAAATTTTAATTCGGATCCTATGTTTAAACATAGCATTCCCCCTCTGACATATAGCATTTGCTCTTAAATGTATAGGAAAACTATATCTTTAGTAGCAGCACTTCGTGATTGTTGCCAACAATCACTTTGCTGGACAGGGCTTGCCCCTGTTAAAGATGTTTTTTCAATTAATAATTTTTTCCATATAAAATTAGTGCCTGTAATCAGTTATAAGAGCTTTAAGTGTGAAGATGGTTATATGTGTTATATTTCTGTTCCCAAGGTCTTACCAAGCTTCCTGTGCGGTTTATTAACAGTTTATAGAACACTCTTACTTATGCTTATTGATATTTATTTTTACCTGATACATTCAATTATTATTTTTTGAAAATACATCCATTGTGCTGGCGCACGGCTACGCCCCTGATACTGGTATAAAACTATTTTTCTTGTTCACTTATAAGTTATTAATATTTTATCAATGGAAAATAAAGCGATCAGTATAAAGATCATTCCCTCCACCGAGTTAGAACTCAGATCTTATGCTTGAATATACCATCTTCCCTCTGACATATAGCATTTGCTCTTAAACACATAGGAAAACTATATCCTTGGTAGCAGCACTTCGTGATTGTTGGCAACAATCACTTTGCTGGACAGGGCTTGCCCCTGTTAATGATGGATTTATCCAAAAAAAGATCGCGGCGTAGACGCTAATAAAACAAAAGAAATCTTAATTAAGCTCTCACAATAAAAGCAGCGGTTCGTGATTGTTCGAAACAATCACTTCGCTGATAGCAGTTATTAAGGAATACAATACCCTCTGTAAAACCACTAAAACATAACGCAAAAGTAAAACTGGACTCTCTTAACTTCTTACTAATTATTTAATTATAAGCATAGTCCCGGACCAGTAAAATCGCGGCTTCACAACTTTTTTCCTATGTTCGAACATAGCAAACTCCTATGTTCAAACATAGATCCGTCCTATGTTCGAACATAGCAAGATCTATGTTCGAACATAGTTTTTTTAACATATAACATTGTCATAAAAATATACTTTCTATTTTATTTATAGTTCTACTATTGACTTTCACTTTTTTGCATAGTATTAAAACAGATATAACAAAAATAATAAGAGGGAATAATATGAATACACCAGATGCTGATCTATTACACTTATTTGAATCATTAACTACCGAGCAAAAGATTGATATCGCAAGACGCTTACTACAAAACAAAGAAATAAAATCAACAACAGTTATTTCTTCTGAGGAAGATAAAGCTATTTCGTTTTCACAACCTTATGTATTTGCTTTTACTTCCAACTTTCGTGTTTTCTCTGATCTTGATATATCCAAGAATGAATTCCGTGTATTAACCTATATCTTGGAGTATATGGAGTTTGGAAATCTGATCAATCTTTCACAATCATCGCTGTGCAAAGCATTGAATATCGCTTCCGGTAATATGTCTAACATTTTTAAAAAACTCAGACAGAAAGGAATACTCGTCGAGCATCATGGTCATCTCTATATCAACTCTAACATTTTCGCTAAAGGAATGAGTCATCAACTGGATCAGAAACGTAAAGAACAGTTGAGCAACGCTCGCAATCTTTGCGCAGAAATAGAACAGTATCCAGAAAGTTATTCAGCTATGTCAAAAAGTGAAAGAAGAACCCTATTCTTAGAAACTGAAACAAAAGAAATCTATACTGACGCATTTGTTTTCAGTAAGAAGAAAAAGAATAACGCTGTTCCTAATCCCAATAACAGCATACATGTTGATAAACCACGAAAAGTATATAAAAGAACAAAGGAAAATGAGGAAGCAAGAAGAAACGCTGTTGACGCAGACTCTCATATGCAGAAAGTATCCTGA